TGCTCTCTTATTATGTTCACTTATTGTGTTAAACTTAGCAGTAATAGTTGTTACATCTATCTTAGGGTTATTAGGAATCCACTTAGAAGCTAACTCATCTGATTGTTTAGCAGCATAAATTTTAGCTTGTATGTGTTTAATTTCCTCCTCCCAAATAGCAATGTCTTTAGTCCTTATCTCTAAATTCTCTAAAACTTTATCTACTTGAATATTTTTCTTGTTAGCACTCTCTAACTCCATTTGAATTTCAGCAGCATCTAAAGGTTCTATGTCTAAGTCTTTGCCAAACAAAGGGCTTTCTTGTATCCATGCTTTGTGTTGTTTGACTTTACTTGTTAGTTCGGTTCTGTCGTCAAATGAAGCCTTGATAGTATTCTCAATCTTGCGTAAGAATATTTTAGTTTCCTCGTCTAACATATCTCTGTATGCTTCTACTTGGTCTTTCTGTCCTTTCTTTGTGTCGGACATCTTTACAAATTCATCTACATCAAAGTCTATCTTACCTACTAATTGAGCAATAGCTGATTTAGAATTGTCTTTTAAACCTTCTCCGCTAACGGTTATAACACTCTTACCATCTTTAAACTTAACTTTAAGTTCGTAATCAACTCCATTCTTATCAACTAAAACTACACCTTCACCTTTGGCATCTGGTGGTACAGCAGCTTTACTTCCTAGTGCAATTTCTATGAACTGCATAAAAGTAGATTTGCCTACACCGTTTTCTGCTTTAACAAATACGTTTTTACCATCTAAATTTACGTCTATGTCCTTTAACTTCTTGAACTCGTTTATTATTACTCTCTGTACTTTCATGTTTTTGTTCCTCTATTTGTTTTAATTGTGCGATTTGTTCTCTTGTCAAGAGAGCTATTTCTAACTCTCTTGATTCGAAAAATAATTGTTTACTCATTTGATAATCAATTAGTTATCAAAATGGTAACTCAGTTCCATCATCATCGTTACTTGCACCAAATCCAGAAGTAAAGTCTTCGTTAGGTGCAGTAATTTCTTCTCTCGTTCTAGGCGAACCATAAACTGCTTCTGTATTAGCTAATTTATTAGGCTCGGCAGTAGGTGTAGTAGGGGTTTCTTCTTTAGTGTTATCTTTCTTTAAGTACACTGCTAAAAATGCTTGTAAATCATTATCTAAGGCAGCAGCTAAAGTGTTTGTTTCTTCGCTAGTTTCTTGTAATGAAAACTTAGGTATTCTATATTCATTAGAACCCTTTTGGCATACTCTTGGCTCAAGGTCTATTTTAACAGCACCGTTATAAACAGTTTTCTTGTGAGTGTTCATAAAGTCCATCCATCCATCTAACTTAATCTTTTCTTTAGCACCTTTTTCTTTGTGGTCGCCACCGCTTAACGAAGACCCAGTAAAAAGGAAATTACCTATTTCCAAACTACCATTGTCATCTTTAAATGCTATATAGCAACTTCTTGAATACTTCCCACCTTTAGCTTTTACAGCATCTTTAATGTCAGCATACAAGCCAACTTCAATTGTGTTCTTACCGCAACGAACATTTAACTTCTCGCTGTTAGTAAACTTTACTTCATTAGAATAAATTCCTTTGTCTTCGGATTCACTATAACCCGAAATTGACGTTAATTCATCTAATAATAGGAATGTAAATGGCATTTTTACAGGCACATTTTCTTTCTTTTCTTTGTCGTAGTATGTGATACTACCATTCTTACCTGACCATCTGAACCAACGCTTAGTTGGATTTACCGATGTTTCTTCTTGATTACTTCTACTCATTTTTACTTAATTTAATTTACTTAATTTAATTTACTTGGTTTTTATTTACTTATTTATTTATTATTCAATGTGCAATATATTAAATTTAAAATACTCTTGCCCCTTTTTTACTATAATTTTTCTTACAACCAATTCATAAATATCTCTATCATTTATTCCATACTTTTTTTGAAGTATGTCAAATATTGGCTTAATTGGATTATCTATATCGGACAAAACATTACTAAAGCCAAATTCAAAATCTACTCTGTAAGGAGGTTTTTGTAATTGTATTTTAGGTAGCATAAATAAAACAGCTTTTTCGTAATTTTTATACGATTGTGTTTTAAACCTTTTACCTTGCCAAACTTCATTTACCGAAAGTGTTTTTATCTTTACTTCTATCATCTTTACTTTTTACTTTCTTTGTCTTAGGCTTGTCTAATTTCTTTCCTATTCCATCACTATTAACGAATATTCCCTTATCCTTTAAGTCTTTCAGCGTCCACTTACTTCCCATCCATTTTATTCTCTAAATATTCTTTAATCATATACCCCCAACCTATTGCTAATACAACTACTGCGGCTATAATTATGCAAATTACTTTTCCGTTTTCCATAATGCAAAGATAAGTTTTCAACATTTATTACCTAATTAATTTATTTTAATTATTAAATTAGGTGTTTTTCTATTACTTTTGTGGGTAATTATGGAACAGATAAAACAAAAATGTAGTGGAGAACACTTTGGCACAAAAGTATTATGTGGGCAAAGGTTTGAATGTGCGAAATACTGTAAGCATTATTCACATACAGTATTTGCTTTAAAAGATAAGTGTGAGAGTTTTGTTCCTAAAGTTAAGCCTTAACTAATAAGTAAACGCACTACTTCAACTAATATAATTCCACCCAAAATCTTTAAGTATGATTTTAGTGAAGTATTCTTAGTTTTAAGAGCCTTATTATTTCCTATATATCAAAAGTGATACAAGAAGTATTATCACGAACAAAACCCACCACTTTGAATCTAAAATAAACTGTTCAAATTTAGAGGGTTTTATGCAAGTTGAAGGAACTTTAATTGTTACTATTTTTTCACGATAAATAGTATCTCCCTTACATTTACCTTGCAAATAGATTTTACCATACTTTTTTACATACTGAATCTCTATCCTATCGTTTGTTATATACACCGAGTCAACTTTATCGCTAAATACCGAATCAACTTGAACTGAATCAATTATTATAGTATCATGGATAATAAAAACAAATTGAGTTGTGTCTTGTTTGCAAAATTTTTTTAGTGCTTGGTTTTTAGTGTAGCAGCTTGAAAGTAATAGTAATGTTGCGATTATTGTTATATTTTTCATATTATTTTATTTAAAGCGTTTTGATATGCGTTATGTGCATCTATTTCAGATGCAAATGTACCTAAATATTCTGCCTTTTTGTTGATTTTAATAACTGCTCTCCATTTTTTTGATTTTTTATGCCATGAAACCCCTTTATATTTTGAAGAAAAATCGGATTTCTTTGCGATTATTTCTTTGCCATTTTTTATAGCTAATAAAGCATTTTCATAGTATATAGATGCCTCCTTTTCTATTTCTGAATATCCTAAATATTTAGTCTTGCCATTGTACGAAATTACAGCATACCATTTTTTATGCTTTTCATGCCAATATACGCCTATATATTGGCTGCTTGATTTTATATGTTTTTGGTTACAGTTTTCTCTTTGTGTTACTATCTCAAGATTATCTTCTTGATTATTTAATTTATTAAAATCAATATGATTTATAACTTTTTCATGCCCACATGGTATATGACCTTTAAAAGCAATGGCTGCCAATACATGAACGCTGTTTTTATATTGAATATTATCTGTGCATAAGCTTACTACTCGATACCCTTTATTAGATACTGTACCTTTCATTATCTTAGCCTTTTTAGCTTTAAATGATTTAACCCTCCCTAAACTACTTACTTGATAATAACCTTCGTACCCTTTTATATCTTTCCAAATTTCCATAAATAAAAAATCCCAAATACTCTCTTTTTGGGTCTGACTTCAAAATTCAAATAAATGGGAAGTTTAATATTGTTAAGTTCTAAAGTGTCAGACCGAACTTGTAATGCAAAGATAGCTATTATCGAGTAAATAACAACTTAATTTTTCCTTCTAATTCTATAATTACTGTATCTGAATGTTTATTAGCAGCTATTACACTATCTGCTATATGAGTAATATCATATACTACTTCTTTAGGTTCTTCGTGAAAACTTTTACAGGTAAAAAACCCACCAATAAATGCTAGTATAATTACTACTAATGTTGATAATATAAATTCTTTGATTGTCATTTCTTTTTCTTAAATATGGTTAAAAATATATCAAATGTTTTAGGCTTAACGATTACAAGTCCAAAAAGTACACAGAAAATAGCATATTTTAAACTGTATTTTGTAATTAGTATTGTACCAATAGATGCAAGGATTAACCCAAATGTCTTTACAAACTTAATTACATGACCGCCATTACAAATAAATGTACTCTCCCAATAACTTACTATTCCATCGTTATTTCTATCTTTAATTCCGTAAAATGCTTTTCTTGACCAAAATACTTTATTAGCAGTTTTCTTAAAGTAATAGCTAATAGAATCGTAATACCATATTCCTTCGAATATAGCCTCACATAAGCCCGCAAAAGCGTATGCTATAAGTGATATTGATATGAGTAGGATTAGCATGGTTTATATTTCAAAGTGTGGCGCATCGGGAATTGACTTAAATTCTCCGCCCCATTTAATTCCTTTTGGTTTTATAATGGCAGCAAAGTTTTTAAAATGTTTTGAATCCCAACTTAGTTTTTTATCTAAAGTAATAAAACCAACGTCAAACGCTTCGCTAGGTATTTTATTGTGCTTGCTTTGCCCTGCTTTGGCATTGGTTACTATTTTACCTTTAATAGTTCTTCCTTGTGCGTATAGTTGTGTTTGCTCTTCATTACTTCTATGCACGCAGGTTAAAAAAGGCTGTGGTGCTGTTGGGTAAAGCGTTTGGTATTCTTTTTTTGCTGCTTCGTAAGCCAATTGCAATTGCGGTACTGCGTCTTTTATATCTCTAGTTGCCATTTGGTTTCTCTAATTACTTTTAGTTCCATTTGAATTTATTTTTGTCATATATCCACCAACCCCAATTAATGCACTTAAAATCAATTTAGGGTACTCTTTGTTGATATCAAAAACTGTCCAATCAATAGTTATCCAAGCCGTAGAAATAGCAACTATAAAACCCATTGCCGTGCTTAATTTACTTTCCCAATTTTGCTTAATCTTTTTCATACCAATTCTTACAAATTTTGATTATAGACAATAACGAAAATACAAAAGCAACTACACCTGCCATAACTTGAATGATTGGTAAAATTGCCATAGCATAAGCAGTTATTACACCACCCCAAGCAAATCCGTTTTCAATTACTAATAAAATATTCTTTTTCATTACGGATTAACAACAGGTAAAACTATCTCATCGTATTGCACCATTGCATCAATCTCTGCTTCAGTAAATAAACTTGCTATGTCAGTATTAACCACTAACCAATTGAATCCTTGAATGTCTACAATTGGATTTGCATAATCATTAGTTGCCTCATCGTTTGGCAATCCTAAAAGAACACAACATTTGTCATCTAATAACTTAAATTCAGCAAGTGTTAAGCATTTATAGAATCGTGGGTATTGAATTGAATCTTCCATTAGTTTATTATATTGGTATTTGCTCTTTTTAGTTTCATTCTCAAACTATCATATTTTATGTTCATAATTTCTGATGCTTCAATCATTGTCATTGCTTTATTATTTAAATAAACAATATGGTTATTACGTTTATTTCTTGCTTGTTCTTTTACTGTTGACCATTTGCAATTAGATGCTTCATAGTTTCCATTAACATTTATTCTATCAATAGTAAGACCATTACTTAAACCCATATCATTGATAAAGTTTTCAAATGTTAGCCATTCTTTACATAAAGTAATTCCACGACCTCCATAATCTTCATATTGTTTATTATTAATATCTAAACACCTATTCTTCATATTCCTCCAAGCTTGATATTCTCTTGATTGCTTTAATCTTGGAGAATGACCGTGTGTTGTAGATGCTTTTTTTCTTTGTTCAGCACCATAACATCCGCAGGATTTTGATAGTCCTTGTCTTAAATATTTACCACTAACAATCCTTTCATTACCACAATCACATTTACATTTAAAATGTGGTCTACTATCTACATTGTCAACCCTTAAAATTACTTCATAACGACCAAACCTTTGTCCATTATTTACTTGTATCATTTTTGTCATAATGCAAATATAGTCAAATGTTCGGTAATTACAATACATTTATATCCACTTAAAAAGCATTTTCATTTAGAGAACGGATTAAATTATACGTTGCAGTTTGTTGAGTTGAATCAATTACTGCCAATGATTGTATAACTGTATTTATAGTAGAGTTTCCAAATGATGAAGCACCACCAAATAACTTTACATTTGTGCTTGTTTGCAATCCTGTTATTCCTGTTACAGGTGTGTTTGCGTTTAAAATAAAACTACTTGTTAAATTGTTAAAATTAATAGTTACCATATTTAAAGTAGTATTAGCTGCGCTTCCTGTTATTTCTATTCCGTTATATGCTCTCCATAAATTAGACGCAGTATATATTAAATGGGAATCTAATGTAGAACCCAAGATGTTTTTATTTGCAGTTATTGCCATTTTTACTGCTAATATACTTGTAAAATATTGCCTACTTGCTAAAGTGCTACTGATTAAAGTATCATCAACACCATCACCTTGAACAATAGTCCTTGAAACTAAAACCCCTTTATAACCAACTGTTGCTGTTCCCGTTGAAATTGTCCAGATTTCACCTGTTGCACTTGTCCAAGCAGTTTGACTTGTAGCTGCGTTGTATGTTGCAGGGTTAAAGTCAACTACAGGTGTGCCACCGATTGAGTTTGCTATTGTTACACTATATATCTTTATAATACTTGTAAAAGCATTAGCTATACCATTAGCATAAGCAGTAATATTTAAATTTGCAGTTGAATTAAATCTATTTCCTGTTACCGATGTAATTGGTGTTCCTAATTGTGTATAGGTAATACCATCTGAACTTGTAAAAAATGTTACAACACCTGTTGAAGAAACCCTTGTTGCTTTTATAAAAACAACTGTATTTATTGCAGTAGTTAGTGGTGTAGAAGTAACTGCATAAACATCAAGAATACCTGTTATTGATTGTCCAAAATATATATTTGAATCAGAACCGATGTATAATAAAAAATTTAAATTAGTTCCATTTCCCCACTTTGAAATAATTGTTCTTGCAGTAGTTGTAGAATTAAATTCCAATTTGGCTATTATTTCAGTATCGCCTAAAATTCTATTTGCTACTGCATCAGGTGTACTTACATAATTACCTGTTACCCCACTTCCCCACCAATAATTATCACTACTTGCACCATTATGACTCAATAACAATGGCTGACTTGCTGCTGTTGTTTGCAATGCATCACCTTCTACTGTTAAACTATATAATTTCGCTGCTGCTTGTCCTGCTGTTGCGCCTGTTCCACTGCCTAATTTGTAACCAATCCAATGAGCATCGTGACAAATAGGCACGTTTGCCAATGAGCCATAGATAGTTTTCAAACCTTTAACAAAAAAGTTTAAACGAGTTAAGTCTGATACACCACCATCAGCTATTATACGATTGTAAATAGTTTTAGAATCCGCTAAAATTCCACCACGAAATCCACCTACTCTTAAATTAGAAGTGCTAATCCCTAACATTAGTTATATCCGATTGCCGAACCACTTGTTAAAGTTACTGCTGTAATAGTAACACCTATTGGCATTGGTAAGTATATACCAGCACTTACAGTAACAGCTCCATTTAATCCTAAATTAGTTAATGTAGTTCCATCACTAACAGTAATAGAAGTAAATACAGCATCAGTATTAATTACAAGACTTTTATAAGCCACACTTGTTTGGGCGGTTGTTCCAAAGTATTTAAATCCTCCACTACCACTTATTTTATCAAGGTTTTCAGAACTAACTTTTTGCATTAATCCTTCTTCAACTGTTGCTATAAGTATAGGAAATTCTTTACTTACTTCACTATATGATTGAAAGTTTTCTCTAACTTTCATTTTAGTTGGTGCTGCCATTTTTATAAATTATTTAATACTACAAATTTGCAATTTTTTTTTCATTAAAACAAGATTATTATCGTCTTATGTTAATATTATTAAATATTCCGCTAATACTTCTTATTTTTACTAAATCATAACTTCTAATTTTTACTAATAAGTAAGTTCCAAATAATTCATTATTAAAATCAGGCTGTATAGGGTAGTAGGTAATATTTGCTCTTGCTTCATGTTCGGTACAAGTACTGAAATTAGTATCAGTTTCAGTAGTTACATCGGCATCTATTATTGCGTAAGTACCATTTTCAAGAGTTATTGTTATAAATCTTTTAAATGCTCCACCTTTATTAATAAGAATGTCTAAACAAAACTGACCTTGTTTCCAAGTTCCATTCTGTTCAAAGAACTTTAGTGGTTCACCTACGTTTATCTCATAAATTCTACCAAATTCACTTATTCCTCTCGGTGTAAATATTCGTTTATTGTGAGTAAAGTATCTTTTTTGTAAAGCACTTAGGAAAGTTAAGAACATATTATCCACTTCGTTAAAGATTAAACTCCAATGATTGTAGTAAGCATTGTCTGTAAATTCTTTTCGTGTCCAATTGCTTGTACTTAATGTTGAGTCTAAAAATGGATTTACTGTACTTGTAACATTGTTTTTACACACATAAGTTGCATTAATTTTCTCAAAATCTCCTTCTGGATAATATCCTTCCCCTCCAAATGATACTGTGTCACCTACTACATAAGGATAATTACTTATCCAATTAGGAAATATTTTACTTGCCCTTGCTGTTACTGTTACATCACTTTTATTAACATCGTAGTATAAGTTTACATCAAACTCATTCTTAATATGCGCTACATTGTTTTTAATAAATGTTCTCATACTATTCTGGTCTGTAAGTATTTTTACTCCACTATAATCGTAACGATTAATGTTAGTAAAGTCTTTGCTTAGCCAATATACTTGAGGGTTTCCGTTTACGTTATATCCTTTTAAAGTAGCTGTTTTTAATTCTGTTCCAAAACTTGATAGTGGATAAACTCTATTACTATACACAGTCCCACTTCCTACTAATATTTTAGCAGTATTATCACTTTGTATCATAGTATCAGCAGCGTAAGGAATTGCTCCTACAAAGTTTGGTTGAATAACTACCATTACATCTCTAATGTCAAATATTGCTGTAATAGCACCGTTTTGAAGTTCTAAATCTACAAAGTTTAATGGCTTAACTTTTCTGTACGCATCGTACAAACTACCTACTGCTTTCTCATCAGAGTAGTATATTCTTGTAGGGTTACTTGTAGGATATGGTAGTAAAGGATTGTAAGGGCTAATTCTATTTACTTGATTTGCTCCTATGTAAGACTTATCAAAGTTATGTTGTTCATCTACTAATTCACTTGAATTAGCAAATGGAAATAAGTATTGGTATAAACTTTTACTTCCTTGTAAGTTCCATGTTGCCTTTGGTGCAGTGGTATCTGTATAAAACAATTGACTATTCAATCTGTTTTGTGCATAAAACGTAATTATGGTACTTACTACTTCTTGAGGAGGAGTTGGTATTGTTGCTGTGTTAATTGGATTTGTGTACCAACTAGCTTCTTTTCTTATTACTTTTTGAGTATAAGTATCTCCGCCATAAAATGTTGTAGCAGGTAGTACGTCTGGAGTTGATGATGTAATCCTTACTATTTCTCCTGTTGGAATTGGCTTATAATTTTTATAATCTATTGTGCTTAAATTAATAGGTCTAATATAAAATGCTATAAAAGTATTTTTATCATTAGCTGTAAAGAATTTAGTAGCTACATAATTAGTTGTTGCTACTGCTACTCCTTTTGCGTTAGTATAAGCATTATTTAAGGTGCTTGTACTTGGTTTGTAATATAAATCTGCTGTTGTGTTATAAATAGTATTACCTACTGAATTAAAGTCAATAGTTGAACTATCTTCAATTGGGTAAGTAGCTAAAGTCATATCGTCTTCTTCTGGTGCACCAACAGAGCCATTAAAAACACTTCCTAATAATTCTGTAATAACACCTGTTTTGTCATTTCCGCTTTTGTAATTGTCATTGTATCCTAACACTCTAGGTAAGCCTAATAGCTTTAAGTAATCGCCTTTACTATACTTTATTACTTGATTATCTAAGTCATTACTTAAGAATAGACCAAACTTTCTTAAAGACGATGTATCAGACAATACTCCTCCTACATAATCTTTTCCAGAGGTGTAAGTATCTCCATCTACTACTCTTGCATTGTGGTATATACCACTTCCAATAACTGTGTTTAAAGGTTCGCTTCTTTCAAAACTTACTCCTAATAATTCATCTTTAACGTAAAAAAGGTCTAAATTAGCTACGCTTAAAGCATAATTATATACTTTTCTATTATATAATGTGCTTGTATCGGTAAACGGGGTTTTAGGGTCTGTTGGTAATATTTGAACTAAACCTCGTTTGTATGTAGCATTGTCTATATAGTATTTTCCTAAAGGATATGGTGCTGTAATGTAACCATTCTTTAAATGAAATCTAACATAAGTCATGTAGTATTCGTATAACATATAGCCTGTTCTGTTTGCTACGTTATAAGGTATTTGATACTCGCCTACTTGTGTACCCTTAAACTGTGTTGCACTTTGACTACCTACTTGATTTATACGCAAATTTATACCATCTTGATTCAGAGTAAATTGTGCATTTCCATCTGCCGAATAAAATTGATATTTAAATTCTAGTACATCTCCTAATGCAACATTGACATTTATCAAAGTATTTACACTAACATTATAAATGGTTTGAATTGAATCGTTGTTACGCTTAAAGTCTGCCATAAGTATTGATGCAACTTCGACTCCTGCTTTATAAACAACAAAATACATATTAAAATTAGAAAGACCGTCTGATGAGCCTTGTATTGTTCCGTAAGCTGTTAAATTCATTTGTAAAACAGGCTCATCAGCACTTGTTACAGTATAAGCACCAGTTGACTGAACAAAAGGAGATGGAGTAACTCCTAATATTGAATTAGGTACTAAAGATAATACTCTTTTATTGCCATTAGCTATACTAAGAAATGTACTGTATTGAGAATATCCCCAAAATCTAACATTACCAACGCCTGTTGCTAATATTCCTGTATTACTCAAACTATCTGAAAATCTTTGAGTAGTAACAACTGCATTTTCAGCTATTGCCTGCCACTTAGCATCTTCGTTAGCAGTTACTATATTTGCTCTGTTTATTCTATTCTTTTTAGTTTCAATGTCTTTTACTTTAAGAATTATAGGTTCGGCTTCTATAAGGCTTACAACATCCAATAATGTTGTTTGTTCTAAACCACTATGAATAATATCAAAGCTTTCTGCTAATACATCAAACCTTCCAACTATTTCTGCACTACTTGCATTTTGAGCAGTATAGTTTACAACTGCTAATTCTACAAAATTAAATACGTCTGCTTGTGCATTATTAATTGTTAATATATTTTGTTTGCTTGTAGGTGTTCCACTTGGTGTTCCTTCCGTACTTACCCATGCAAGTCCACTATCAGCACTTGCAGCTATTACGGGAACAATATTGCTTAACATACTCCATTGAGTAGTTATGTTAGAACCATTTATTCCAAACCTACACACATATCTTTTTCCTCCTGTAAGTAAGCCACCACCGCTTTGTAGCGTATTTTTATAACTGACATATCCAATATTATTTACTAATTGGCTGTTAGTTTGAGCATCGGTTTTTACTAAATTATATATTCCTTTTCCTGCTACTTGAATATTTGTAGGGTTGTATGTTAAACAACAATCTTGTGTTAAAGCAGGTGGAACGTAAATACATTTATCCTTGATAGTGTTGTCAGTAAAATATAAAGCATATACGCCATCGTTTTGTTGTTCTACTATAAATTTAATAGGTTGTGTTTTGCTTAATATAAAGTTTTTTGTTCTTAGTAACCTTGTGTAAGTCCAATTATTATCTTCATCTACTACACCAAGTTCTGTAATAGTATTATCTGCGCTTACACTTAATATAAACCCTAAATTTTGACTATTAACGTAAGCAAGTGGTTCTAATTCTGTTTCAGTAGTGATTAATTCTCTAATAACTACAAGTTCGTTAATCTTAACATCAGCAACTCCATTTATAACTACTTGTTGAGTACAACTAACTACTGAATTGTATATAGGAGAAGTTAATGTAATAGTTGTGTATAGTACACTTGTTCCTTGTAAGGCTACTGTTCCATTCCCTGCAAATTCAGTATCTAAGTAAGTTTTAAAGTCAGTATTTGTAACAGCATTACCTAATAAATTTGCAATTACAAGTGATGAGCCTACTTGTACGCCATTAGCATCTTTAAGAACAAATGTTTGATTTGTCCAATATTGACCACCTATTGCTTGACCTAAATCAGAGTAAGTTCTTACTCTAAACATAATTGTTTGAGGAGTTGCGTTAGGTACTTTTGTTATTTGAAGTGTTCCTGCTTTGCTATTTTTAATATTTGAAGCAAATTCTTCATCGCTTATTTGTTCCAAATCATTGGCATACGGATAGTAATTATCGGGCATTGAGGGATAATCCGTATCTCTATTCATACCCTTTGATAAGTCGTTTAATTGGCTTGATTGCATACAGCAAAGATAACCAAATTTTAATTATAAATTATAAAGTTTTAATCGCATATCGCAATATGTAATAAAACACAAAAACCCCCTTATCGGAGGTTATTGTGTTGGAAGAAAACAAACATTACAAGCATGGAAACAAATAATGTATGTTTTTATTATTAATTAACGAGGTAAGTTACGAACCGATATAGCTTTAAACAATACAGCAGATTGTGCTACAATGTTTGTACCGAAACCTGCTGCTGCACCTGTTACACCAAGAACCTTAGTATTAACAGTTGTAGTGAAAGCTGTTGTACCTGATGCTGCTAAAACTAAGAAATCCCCACTTTGAACTCCTAAAGAAGCTAAAGTATCTGTTCCTGTTGCTAAAGCGATTGCACCAGTTGTTACTGATATAGCTGCGGTAGTAGTAGCATCTCCTAATGCAATTAAACTTGCTCTGTAACCTGCTTGTAGTAAAGTTAAAGTACCGTAAGAAGTGTTTTGAATAAAGTTTAAGTTAGTAGCTGCACTTAATGAACCACTTGAAGTTGCTGCGTTGTTAATAAACAATACATACTCATTGTTAGCAATTGTGTTGCTTGAAGGAGCAGCTATTGTATTAGGTGTTGACCAACTAATGTTCCAACGTGTGTAAGTAGCACCTGCGGTAAATGTACCGTAAGTAGTACTTGCTACAAAGTTAAGGTCAGTAGCTAATACTGTTCCTTGTCCTACGCTTGGTACACCTGCGGTAGTTTGTACAATAGATGTGTTAGCAGTAGTAGTTGTACAGAATATTTCTGCAAAACCTGTTTTAGCAGTACAAATTAAAGTAGTAGTACCAGTAGCAACTATGTTTAAAATGTTTACGTCAGCATTAATAAATGCTCTGAATACATCTCCAATAGTTGTTGCTGTGTCAGTTGCACTAGCAGTATAAGTGTAAGTCTTAACCGAAGCATTGTAACCACCTTGAATTGCATTACCACCAAATACTTTCAAAATATAAGTTTGTCCACTTACTGCTGTAAAAGTAGTAGTAACAACACCTAATATTTCTGAAACTGCATTTTGTCTTGTTAATGAACAAGCAGTTGCTTTAGGTGCGCCATAAGCTGCACCCGTTAATTGTAGAAAGCCATTGGCATCTACAAACGCATCAGCAGCGTTATCCGCTAATGTATTTAAAATTATTGATTGTCTTAAAATTGTCATTTCGTTATTTATTTAATTGGTTAAAAATTAATTACCGTGATACATACATTTTTGAACATCTGTAATTACTTTAGCCGAGTTCATTTCAAAACTTACTTGACTGAATGGTTGGTCGTTTACAGGATTTGCAACGTGTTTACCCATTAAATCTTTCTTTCCTAAAATTACACTTCTTTGTAATCCTTCTTGTCCGTAATACACATCTACAATTGGTGGAATGTATTTTCCATCTTCTGAATAAGCACCGTCTGCACAAACCCAATAAGCTGAATCAGATTTACCTGCTCCTACTTGGTTTTTGTTTTCAAAGTACATTTCAACAACTACGTTTAATACTAAGCCCGATACTTCAAATCTACGAATATCTAAACCACTTGTAGCTTTTAAAATGTTGTTTGTACCAGCAGTAGAAACGTAAGGTCTTAATACTCTTGAGATGTTTTTAGCGTAGTCTAAACCACAGAAAACAAACATTTCAGTACCATCACTTACAGCACCTTGACGCATAAAGTCAGTAGCAATATCTTCAAAATCATTTAATGATAAGTTAGCTGCTTTTGATTGAGTCATTGCACCATACTGTTTCAATTGATTTAAGAAAGATGCAGGTAAAGGATTTTCGCCACTGATTGCACCATAATTACCTAAGTAATAGTTGTACATTGCAGAGTGCATTAAATCAATTTTGTACATTTCTTCTTTAGCAGCGTAGTAGTTCTGACCGTTTAACTTGAACCAAGTAGCTTGATTTGCATCTTCAGCCTTAACAAAAGCATCTGCTGTAAATTGACCGATTTGGTAAGTGTCGTAATGAGGTAAAGGAGTTCCTTGCTCTTGCGCTTTGTAAACTCTAGTTCCACCGTTATATCCTATGAAAGATATTTGGTTGTTAGCAGCAAAATCATTTGCAGTTAATACTGTTGAACCACTAGGGCTAAACGATAAATCTGCTGTGATAACACCTGCCGAGATAGCTGTTACTTTACATGAAACACCTGTTGTAGTATCAGAAATGTAAGAACCTACTCCAATTTCTTTATAACTTGAATCAGTTAAAGTAATTGTAGCAGTCTTGTTATTGTTTGATAATGCAGCAGCTTGTCCACTTACAGCGTAAGGGAATTGGTTTCCGATACGAGGGAACTTGTAAGTTCTTGTACCACTTAAAATTGAACCCGTAGAACCATTTAATTTTGATAGTTCACGCATTACTTTTGGCATATTGGCTTGACCCATTTTAAATGCCTTGTTTGTTTGAGTTACTAAGTTGTAAACTTGTAACGGGGTAAAATTCGCTGCATCAAAAATGCTACCTGCGTTTTGCCCTATTGGGATTGTATTCATTCTTTATTTTTGGTTTTTAAAGTTTCTTAATTATATTTTGGTTTAGTTGCATTGCTCAAGTATTCTTCATAGATTTGGTCAGGCGTTTTATCTGTGCCTACTCCTCCTCCTCCGCCATGTTGTTCGGGGTTACCGAATTTCTTAGCTGCTTTTTCAAAGACTCTTTTCTCTGCTTCTGCTACTGCTTTTTCAAAGTTTTGTATTTTATATTCGTTTTTTATAAATAATAACGCATCGAACTTATCGCCATTTAAGTAGCCAATACTTTTGTTAAAGTTATAGCTATTTTTAATTGCTTCTACTGTTGCATCGTCTAATTCTCCTTTGCCTTTTAAAATACCTAAGTATTTATCTATGCTTTCGATGTCAGCCTTAATATTAGCAGCGGTTTCTTCTTCTTGTTGCTTTATATATGCTTCTTGGCTTAAAGGTTTATTACTAGCATTTGCTTTTAAAGTATCTTCTAAAAGTTTAGTAGCTTCATCGTATTTAATTTCTGTCTTGTAGTTAGATTTTAAATCGTTGTCGTACTTTGCTTTAGCTAAAGGTGTTAGTGAATTATATCCACTTACTTCTTCTTCTATTGCTGCTTCTAAGTCATCGCCACTTAATCCTGCTTTTTCTAATTCTAACTTAATTAAGTCAGCAGTAGTAAAGCTTGAATAATCTACTTTGGTAATTCCATTAGCTATTTGTTCTAATGTTAAACCGCTTTTAAGTAGTTTATACATGTCTGAATTAACCTCTGCTTCACGTTCAGCCTTTAAAGCTTCGTATTCAGCTAACTGTGCTTTAATACTTTCAGGCAATTCTGATGTTACTTCTTTCGTTGTAATTTCAGTTTTGTCTAGGTTATCAATATTGTCAAAGAGCGATATTTTTTCTACTTCTTCTGTTTCAGTTTTTAGTGTTACCACTTCTTCTGTTACTACTGTTGTAGGTTCTACTGCTACTGGTTTTTCTACCTCAACTGGCGTTTCTACTACAATTGGGTCAGCATTTTTGGAGTTTTCCTCCATGTACTCTGCTGCAAGTCTTTCTGCTTCTGTACTCATTATATGGTTGTTTTCGCTACAAATGTCATATTATTATTGTTTATTAATACTATTTTCATATCTTTGCGTAATACATTGTAATACAACTATGGAATTAAGTAATAATCAAAAGATAAGAATTGACGCTTTACCCGAAGATATTAGGCTTAAATGCGTTAAAAAAATAGGTATAGGAATGTATGTTAGTTCAGTTATTCAAGCAAGGGTAAGTGTTAATCAGCTTATTGATATGTATGAAATTATAGACCAAAATGGACTTAAAGGTGAAACTGCAATTATTTGTGCTGCTTTAACAGAATATATTAAAAAACATAAGAGTTTATTAAAATAATATTATATTTGCAACTATGAATCCAATATCCTTAGAATCGCAAAAATTAATAAATGACCCTCAAAATAGTTATTTAAGACCAATCTTAAATGATTTAATTGCTCTTGCAACTGCTACTAACAATACAATAAATACTGTTACTGCAATGACTGGCACTACAGCAGCTACAACTACTACTTATATGCAATATGCTTATAATGTAATAACTACAGCAAGTGCTACAAACTATGCTTGTAGATTACCTAACCCTCCAAAAAAAGGGAACAGTTCTACTATTATTAATACAAGTGGTTTTCCAATCGTAGTTTATCCAAGTGTTACAGGAGGCTCTATTAATGGAGTAGTTAATGGAAGTGCTTTAATTCCTTCCGATGGAAAGCCTTATACTTTCTTTTGTTACGAAAATCCACTTCCAGGTGCTTGGACATGGACTCCACCCGCAATTAATCAATATGATAGTGGAGATATTACGGTAGTTTCAACAGGCGGAACTAAAGTTCTAGCTATAAATGGGGCTTCTAATTATATTGAAGGAGATTCTTATTATTCTTCAACAGGGTGGTCTTTTGACGGGATAAACAAACCGCTTGTTTCCATTGCTACGCTTGCAGGGGCTTCGCCACAGGCATTTTTCAAGCCATCAACAACATGGAATCAAATTACTAAAATAAAAGTTTACACAAATTTAAGTTCAAATAATGGAGGAATAAACTTTTGCTTAAATCAGTCAAATACACTAAATAGATATAATATATCTACTGGGGCATTTGTTAGTGCAGGGAATAGTAATACAGGCGTTTATGACGCATATTATAATATAGATAGCGTGGTTTCGGGAGCAATTTTAGGGCTAAACGTATTAACTGCTAACATAGGTGACGCAGGAACTGTTTATAAAGAAGTTTCTTTTGCCAACATTGGAGGAGGCGGAATACTAGAAAACATAATTGGGGATTATTATATAGGTCAAAATTTAGTTAGTTCAGTGTTAAGAGATATTTGGCTAACAAGATTTATATCTTTCCAATTGCAGCCAAATGCAGCATTAGTAGGACTTAAAGTTAGATTTTTTATAGAATACAAATAATAACTAATCAAATATAAAAAAAGAGCCTCTCTACAAATACTAGAGGGGCTTTTTAATTAAAAGAGAATATTTATTAAAATAATATTATATTTGTACCATGCCAAGCACATTTACACTTCCTACTCCTGAAGCAGGAAAGGAACTAACAATTATAGACTTTGCCACAAGCCAAGCACAAATACAAGCAGCTATCAGAGCCTTACAAGATGCTTCTGTAAGTAGTGGTAGCGTAACTTCTATTTCAGAAGTTGATTCCGATACTAATTCAGACTTTCTTAATGTAAGTATAGCTAATCCTACTACTGCTCCCGTAATTACTTTTACTAAAGTAGCTACTGCTTCTAATCTTATTTATGCAAGTGCAGTATCTACGGGTTCTGCTAAACCTACAATGAGAGCAATGGTAGCAGCAGATTTACCAACAGTACCTTATACTAAAGGTGGTAATGGACTTACTACATTAGGAACTGCTTATCAAATTCTTAGAGCAAATAGTGCTGCTACTGCAAATGAATGGTTTACAATGGTTGCAGGAAGCAGTAAAGTTACCTTAGTTCCAAGTTCAGGATTATTAACAGTAGATGTAGTTCCTTCAAATATTGAAGTAAATGCTCTTAAAGCAACTGCTCCTTTAAGTATAGCTAAAGGAGGAACAGGCAAATCAACAGCACAAGATGCAATAAATGCTTTAACAGGCAGCGGAACAAATACCAATGTCCTTACGTTAGTAGGTGGTAATGCATCGTGGGCAGCACCTTCAGTTGGAATCGTAACATTAAACGGACTAACAGGAACTACAGTAACCATCGGTGCTGATAATATTGTAGCAGGAGCTACTAATAAATGGAATGCTACTCATACAGGAGATGTTGTAGGAAGCGAAGCTTTAACAATAGCTGCAAACGCAGTTACTTACGCTAAAATGCAAGCAGTAAGTGCAACTAAAAGAATATTAGGAAGAATTACCGCAGGTGTAGGTAGCACAGAAGAAATAGCAATTAGTGGTAACTTAGCAATGAGTGCTACTGATTTAATTGTTAGAACTTCTAAAATAAAGACAGTTACGGCAGATTATCCAGTTCCAATAACAGAAGGAACTATTTTAGTAAACGCCTCTGGCAAAACAATAACATTACCTGATACTTCTACTGTATCAGTTGGGAATGAATTTATAATTACAAACGCATCGGCAGGAGCAAGCACTTTAATACTTCCATTTAACGCTACTAATGAAAGAATAAACAGTGCAACTAGTTATACTATTACTGCGGCATACGACTCTATCACTCTTAAATATGGCGGACAAAATACAATTACAGGTTTTTATCATTGGTACATAATATCTAAAATAGTAAACGTATAATGGCAACAGATATAATAATTTCTTATGACAAGAATACAAATGAAACAATTAGCGTTTCTGATAGTACGGATTACGCTACACTTGGTGTTAGTATTTCCTCTATTAATGGCATTAGGTACTTATTTGCTACTTATAATAGTATTCTCAATGCTACAACGGTTGCTTCTTTATTAGCTAATACCGAATATACTGTTGTTAGCGGTTCTCTTTTACTTAATGGGCATACTTATTATCCTAATGATATATTTGTAGCACACGCTGACTTTATACTACCTACAAGTGGTGTTGTGGTTAAAGCTACTGGCTACTATTGTTTGCCTAACTTAACTATTCCTAGCGTTCAAATTACTAGCGTATATACGCCTAGTACAATTGGCGAGGCAGATACTTACTTTCAAGATAACTTTAGGTATGTTCGTTACGAAATTTACAACACAAGATATAATAGCGGTGATTCGTTGCCTGATGGTCTTTGCTTGGTACAAGGTACATTAGGAAGTTCTGTAACAGTTAATTCTACTTCTAAATATTATGTAGGGCAAACCTTTACAGGAGTTACAATGGATGATTTTACCGTAAGCGGAACTGCTTATGTAGTAGCATTTTTAGATACTTCTACTTCTGCATTTTGGACTGATGCTAATGCTACCGATGTCATTAAAGGATATAACGATTCATTAGCTAATGGAACTTATAATGTAAGCGAAGATTTTAGAGCAAATTATATTAAAGCAGTTACTTGTTTATCTATGCCTTATATACAATCATTTACAAGTGCTACTTATAGCGCAAGTGATATTCAGAATAACCTTGATTATATTAATTCAGTATTATTTGACACTAATAAAAATACAAGAAATGCTTAGACCAAGATATGAATCAACTTTTAAGACTATTACTAACAAAATATTATCAAGCGAAGGTAATGTTACAAATAGCTATACTAGAGGGGGGAATAAGCCTACAAACCTTATTTCTTTTTATCCTTTTGTTAGTTTATCTATTGTGGATTCTCTTATTTCAAGTGATACTGATACTGTTTCAATGAATAATAATTTAGACTTTTTACTAACCCAATGGCAATACTAATATGACAATACTAAAAACACCAATACCACAATCCGTAATGGATTCAATTAATGATTATATAGATAATAGAGCAAACTCCGATGTTGTGTCTTATACGCCAATATGGACAGGAACAGGGCTTACTTATTCTTCTAATCCTGCAACTGGTTCTTATATTAAAATAGGAAGGCTTGTGCATTTTACTATAAATATTAATTGTGCTACTGTTACTAACTTTGGCACAGGTCAGTATTCAGTAACATTACCTTTTGCTCCATCTGTTCAATATGTATTTAGAGATGGACAAGTTTATGACGATTCTGCTGTTCAGCATTATAGAATACTTGGGGAAGGGATTCCTTTAAGTACTAATATGCTATTATGGTACGGTGGAACTACTAACGATTTAGCTTTTAAATACAACACCCCCGTAAATCCGCTTTCAGTAGCCGATGATTGGTATGTTTCGGGAACTTATATTTGCTTATAACTAATAAACATTACAATAACAGCTAGTACTAACGTGGAAATTAGTACTAGCTTAAAAAACAAACATTATGCTTACGGAACAAGAAAAAAAAGAACTAAATTACGACAAGTTATCTAAGGCTACTAAGGATAAAATAAATTCGGCTTTTATTAGCCCCGATTTTATTGTAGCGCAAACTTATTATAGTCAAATCAAGGCATTGTCAGAGGAAATAATAAAAAACCCTTTTACTATTAGAGGTGGTTTAGAAGAAGAAAACTCTAGGCAGAATGTAGAAACAGCCTTAAAAGTATTATCTCAATTAGATACTTTAAATGAAAAATTAAAAGCTATTCAGCAAACACTTACTATTGAAGAAGTAAATTCTTTAGATAAATCTATTGTTACACATAAAGACGTAAGGAACTTTGCTCTTGAAAGAAAATAGAAAAATATTACGAAATATAAAACTTGAAGGAACTGATGATTTAGAATATATTGTATATGAGCCAATAGAAGGCTTACATGATATTTTAAATGCCGAGTTGCCTAAGAAAGAACAAAAGTGGATAAGACCTACATTTCCTGATTTTACTAAATTATCAAGGAAAGAGTCTATTGATATTTATGCAAGAGAAATAAAAAGAATTAAGCATGGTATTTATGTGTGGATAAATGGTAAGTTAAATTACTTTACAGGTTCTTATTACTTTACTTTAGCGCATTGGAAACTAAAAGATTCTTCAAGCGATTACTTTATTTATACTAGAGCGCAAAGAGATTTGTTCTATTTTATGGACTTGTGTGTTAAAGATGAAAAGTGTGCAGGTGGTATAGTGTTTAGTATGAAGCGACTTGGAAAATCGGAAATTGCTCAAGCAGAAATGTTTGCAGATGCTATTCTTTCAGATTCGGGTATTTATGTAGTTCAAGCGTTAAATGATGATGAAGCAAAAGATATTTTTACTAAAACACATTTTGCGAATGAAAACCTACACGAAAGTTTACCTATATGGAAATATAAACATTCTAAAATAGACCCTCCTGCTGAAAACTTAGTTGCATTAAGCAGAGCAAGTACAATTGATAGCATTACTTGGAAAAGTGCCGATGGAATTGAAAGCGGTAATGCTGTAAGTTTTATGGTTAAGCCAACTAAAATATCAGGTATTCAAGGAAAGAAATTAAAGAGAGCCTTCTTAGACGAATATGCTTCATTAAAGCCTATTAAGGATATGACTTTATCTAATTGGCACTCTAAAGCTTTAGCACAATGTACGGAAGATTTTGGGTCGAAAGTAGTTGGTAAAATGTGGCTTATTGCTACTGCTGAAAATGTTACTTCTGAATCACTTGTAGATGCTCAAGCTATTTATGAAGATAGTAACGAAAACGATAAAAATGCTAATGGATTTACTAAATCTAAACTAAAAAGAATGTTTATACCTTTCTACTTAGGTGGTAGGGGTAATCAATTTATTGATGAATATGGAGAGCCTAAAATAGACGAAGCTATTAAGTTTTGGGAGAACAACTTAGAATCTCTTACAGATGGTGCAAAGGTTTTATATCAAAGACAAAACCCTAGATATATTGAACACGTTTTTAATATTGAAAAAGATGGTGGATTAGAACCCGATGTAATTGAAATACTGAACAAAAGATTAAAAGAATTAAAAGGAACTACACAACCTAAGTATAATATTCTTAGGCATAATGGTACTAAAGAAATAGAATTAACACCTACTAATGAAGATGGGCAGTTTACTGTTGAGGTATTTGAACACCCAGAAGAACACCATTTGTATCGTGTAGGACTTGATGCTTCTAGTACGGCTATTAACAGTACAAATAAAAATGCCGATGGTTCTGAAAAAGGTAAGGTTAAATCTGAATTTTCTATTGTTGTGCATAAAATTACAGGCGATAATCAATATGTTGATGTGGCTAATATTTCAATTAGACCCGAAAAAAGATACATTGTAGAAAAGGTTGCTTTATGGGTATGTATGTATTATAATAAGTTTGGAGGGTGTAGGGCTTATCCCGAAAGAAACGCAAGTGCAGGAAGTACCATTACTGATTTATTTGAAACAGAAGGGCAACAAAAGATACTTATTCGTCAATTAAAGAAACACAATACCGACAAACTACTTGAAAAAAGTGGAGATGCTTATGGTATTTACATTGATGGGAACAATAAAGATTATAGAACTTCTATTATGAATAAATATTTAAGGCTATACGGTCATAAAATAAACTCTCAAAGAATAGTAGAAAACTTACTTAAATACGGAACAGCCAATACGGATTTGTCCGATGCTTATGGTGTAGGCTGTATGGCTTGTGGAAACTTTGACCCCGATACTCAAAATGTAGCAAAAGAAAAAGTAAAATCTCAAATGTGGGTTAGTAAATATGTGAATGGTGAGTTTAAATGGGAACTGAAAGAAGGATAATTTTGATAATATAATTTTTTAATGTAAATTTGCAATGAAATGAAATCGAAACTAATAAATGAAGTTATATCGGGAGGGGCTTCTCCTTCAATACAACCTAATCAATCAAATGATAGGAGAGAGTGGGAAGGCTCTGATTATGCTAGAAATATTCGATGGATTGTAGGTACTTCTTATAATCAACCTATTGTATCTACTCAAATGAGAGGTGCTATTGGCGACCCTTATGATAGAATAAACACAAGATTTATAGACCAATATGTATTTGCTGCTCGTTATATTTACGGATTACAGTATAATACTGAATACGAATGGGCTTCTAAAGATGCGACAAATGCTGCAACTCAAATACCAATGTGGCGTGGACTTGAAATATCTGCTATGTTTCGTTATTTTGATGGTAAGTGTCGCCAACAATTTAAGCCTTTACCTAAAATACTTCAAGCTAATGGTATTAGTGAGGGAATATTAAGTAGGAAAGCTTTAAAATTAAACGTATTAAAGTCAGTTGTAGATGCTAAAAAGTTTTTATTAGACCAAAAGGAATTAGGTAATATTGAATTAGAAATACCTCAAGGTTTAAATATTAACGATGAGATGAGTATACAAAAATACTTTAAAAGTTTTATGGATGAAATGGAGTTTGCTTATAGAAATATAGGTAAAGACTTCTTATATCGTAATCGTTACTTTGATTTATTTTTAAAGGCTGCTCAATATTGTTTTATTGGAGGGCGTTCTTTAATTAGAATTTACGAAAGTAAAGGTAGAGTATATATGAGGGTTGTAGAACCTGAATATGCTATTATTGATATGACTCGTAATGAAGACCATCATATTAACGATGCTTTAGCAGGTGAATTTAAACCTTACTCTGTTGCTGATATTGTTGCTAGATTTGATTTTACTAAAGAAGAAGTAGAGGATTTAGAAGCAATTGCTATGAATACTGGTAATGCACAAGCCCCTTACGTTCAAGGTTGGAATTTTATTAATTGGTATTCTAATATGACTACTGTTCCTAAAGTATGGGTAGCAGACGTTGAATGGCGTTCTATTACTTATATTGATGGCGTTCCCGTTGAGTGTATTAGACAAGGACAATTAATTGGAAATAAATATTTAAGAAACTGTGGTATTAAACCTAATAGTGTTTCTGATAAAAGAGATAAGTCAAGACGTAGATTAGATTTTTGTGCCTTTACTCCTTTCACATTACTTGGTAGCAATATGGGTGTTGTAATGCTTGTACATAAAATTCAAGATATGAAAGATGCCTTAACTACTACTATGCAAGGTATGTTAGCTAGGGCAATGGGTAAAATTCCTTTCGTAGATACTTCTCAATTACCTGACTTTATGAAAACTCCCGATATGCTTGCTATGATGAAACAGCAAGGTATATTAGTAGGGAACAGAACAGAAGTAGAAGCAGGGCAAGAAAAAACTAACAAGATGATTGAAATTCTTGATATGACTGTTGACCCTAATGTTCAATTATATTTAGGTCAATTACAATATTGGGATAACGTACTTGCAGATGTACTTAATATGCCTATTCAATCTCGTTTAGGTTCTTCTAACTACGTTGGTGAGGCTCAATTACAAAATAATATACTTAGTGCCGAAACAGGTACACAATGGTTATACGGTGGCTTAACTACCTTTTTTCAAGATGTAATATCTTTAGGAGTTGACAAGACAAGATTAGTTCTTGCTGACCAAGACGAGGAAGCGTTTAGCTTACAAATAGGTGATACTGCTGCTACATTACTTAAAATGGATTCAGTACAAGAAATGCTTAACGATGATTTTGAAATTAGATTTGATTTTGATAGTCAATTAACAGAACAAGTAAAAGCTACATTAGGTCAAATTACTGTTCAAGAAGCAGGTGTTAATCCTGATGCTAAACGTGAGTACATTAAAATAATGAGAGCAGAAACTCTTGATGCAGTAGAGCAAATACTTGATAACATGGCTTTATTACGTCAACAAGCCGAACAAGCTGCTGTTAAACAACAACAAGACGCTGCTGCTGCTAATTCAGCAATGCAAGCACAAGCACAACAGAATATAGCTGCTACTGGTGCTGCTACAAGTATGGAGAATAAAGATGCAGAAATAGACCAAAAACTAATGCAACAATTACTTGAGCAAGAACATCAAAAAGAAATGGCTCAACAAGGAGAAATTAAACAATAAAAGAAAACAAACAAACAATGAAAAGAGAAGTAACAATCAAAACGAAGCAAGCCCTAAGTGCTGCTCCAAAAATTAGGTTTGAAACGAAAGCGAGAACCACCAACGTAAACAAAGGAGATTGGGCTTGCCTTATTTCAGAAGGTAATGTATTGCGTAAATTAGATTATCTACCTAGTGGGTTAGATGAACATTCGTCACAGGCTGCCGAAAGAAATAAGATTCACTCAATTGAATTGAATGGATTTATGACAGAAGGTGATAAGAAAGTATTCTTTACTAGCTTTACTTATTTTGATTCAAGTGCAGAAGCAGTAGAAAATGGTTTATCGCCAGAGGATAACGATAATATCAAAGCATTATTAGCGTTCCTTAAACTTCATAATGAAGTGTCTGTTAGAAATGAAGCAGGTGCAGAATTAAACCCTAACGTGAATTTTAACTTGGTTAAATTTGATTACATTGATAACGTAGCTAAAATTGAAAAAGTAACTGAAACTAATTTCTTAGTTATTGATGCTACTTCTCAATTGAAGTCTTGGTTTGAAAATGACAAACAAAAGTTAATTGACTTTGCTTACATTTGGGGTGTTAAAAATATTAGTGGCTACGAAGAAAGAAGTTTATTCAATCATTGTGTAGCCTTAGTTAATTCTGATATTGAGAAATATATTTCTGTATCTAAGAAATTAGAAGACTCAATGCAAGTAACTATTACTAAAGGTACTGTTCTTATTAAAAATGATAAGTTTATTATTGAAAAAGTTGGTGCTTACTTAATGTTTAATGAAGAGAATGTAGGTACTGATATTAACGAAGCTGTGGCTTACTTTAAAAAGAACAAGCAACAATATAAGTTATTGAAGTTTGAATTAGGTATTCAAGACGTTAGTGAAGACATTCAATTAGCAGAAACTACTGTCGAGCCTGTTGGTGATGGATTAAAAACTAAACCTGCTGTATTTGAACGTATGGAAAAGGATAGAGATTTTAAAGAAACTGAAAGTAGTAAACTTAAAATAAGTAATAAACTAATGCAAATCATGTTTAAAGGTCAAGATGTAACTGCTGACATGGTTAAAAATAGATACCAATTCTTAGCTGATACAGGCAAAAGTGAAGCTAAGTGTATTTCTGAATTGGCACAAGACCCTAGAATTGCTAGCGTTGAGTTACAAGAATGGTATTCATCTGAAATAGAAAGAGTGAGAGCAGAAAAATCTCCTTACATAATTAAAACTAAATAATAATGACTAACGACAACGGTGTGTACGATGTAGTTTCAGAGAATGAAATTATACAACGAGTAAAATTAAAACTAGGTATAAGTGATACGCCATTACATGATGCGTACCTTTACAATAGTTTAAATGATAAGGTAAGACAATTAAGGAACTTCTTTGTGTTTCCTTCTCAAATTGCTCAAATACCTATTGATTTAACTACGTTTACAGCACCGTTGCCAAAAGGTTTTATTATTCTTGAAGGTCACAACCCTATAAGAACTTTTAAAGCCTTAAATGACATTAATTCTACTGCGCCTTATGCTCCTACTACTGGCTTTTACAAGGGTAGTTTTAATAATAATACCTCTGCAAGAGTTAAAGATAATTACATTTGGTTCGGGACTGCTATTGAAGACTCATACTGTCAGATTTCTTATATAGGAATTAACCTAGATGATAATGGCAATTTAGTATTGCCTCGTGTAGCTGATTTATGTTTAACCTATGGAGTTATGTCGGATTTCTGTTTAGAGCGAGGAGATGCTTCACAAATGGCTAAATATGCTACTTACTTACATGAGTACAAGGTTGAGAAACGATACATTCGAGGATTGGCTGCTGAAAATGATAGCCAAGAAGGTAAACGAGTTGCAGATATTAATAATAAATTTGCATTTAAAACCTACTAAACAAATAAAGCCCCTAACAATTATGCTAGGGGCTTTTTATTTATATTTGTTGCGAATCTTGGAATCGAACCAAGTATCTCAAGGTTATGAGCCTCGTGAGTTACCACTTCTCCTACTCGCACTGCAAATATAATTATTTCTATTAAACAAACAAACTACCCTAAAATATTGTTTTTTAAAGTTGCTTGTTCAATCTGACCGCCATCAGCAGTAACGTCTTTTATTGCTCTAAATTCTGTTCTTAACGCTGCAATTGCTATTTCTTTCATTAAGTAAACATCTCCTTCCGCAATTGGGAATCGGTCTGTGTTGTAATTATAAGTAGGGTTCGCTGCATACGGGTCTTGGTATATTCCGACTTCTAGCACTTCTTTTAATAACTTATTACCATAAATTCTTCTTTCGTTTCCTACTATTAATACAGCAGGTTTTTTAGTTAGTAAACGTAAATCTTTAAACTGTTGAATTTCGTTCAAACTTCTTGCGTAAAAGAAGCCATTAGCAATACTTTTAGTTCCGAAGTATTGCATACCATCGTTCTGCTCGTTTAAGCTAACTATGGGTAATCCTTGTACTGTTAAATAATCTGCTGTAGGGTCTTGTACTAATGGATTAATTGTATAAGTTACTTCTTGTTTCCAATATGAAGGTATAAGTTTATTACCCTTTATAACAGTATTGCTGTTTGGTACTTTACCGCCATTGTAGGTAAGTATCATCATTTGCGCTCTCCATTGAGGTAGCATCTCAAATATATAATTGTCATCAACTTTCTTGTCACTACTATTATATCCGCTATTTACGGCTCTTACTAATTCATCTACGAGTTTTAAGGTATTCATGTTACAAAGTTAAGCTATTGTTTGAAAATATCCGTTAAATATATTTTGAGTATAACGAGTTGTTGCTCTCCAGAATCCTAACATTGCATCTAACCTATTCTCTATCTGTAATGTATCGCTTGGGGTACATCCTATAAATTTTAATGCTTGTAATAAGTTAGTAGTTTCCATTATTATTTTGTTTAAATAAGTATTGTTAGGTAGCCCTTGTTGTTCTAGGGTTATCTGTGATAGCATTATTTCGTAGAGTTTATGTTCGTTCACTTTAGTAATTATTAGTTGCTAGTGCTATGCAAGTGTTGGCTATGTCTTGTATGTTATCGTAAGCGTTTGTTTGGCTTATGTTTCCTAGTCCGTTGTTCCAATTCATTGCTTCTATTCTTGAGTATAGTCTTGCTATTTCCATTTGGAACTGTTCGTTTTTGGGTTTAGGATTGTTAATATTACTCACAATTAAATCCTTTAATTGCTGACTAATATTGAACGATGTTTGAAAAGTATTGTAATAACCGCTTTCGTATGCACTTACTGTTCCTACTACTGCACTTGCCGCACTTGCTATAAATATTTCTCCTTTACGATATGTGTTTCCACCCCACGTTGTTGAATTACTTTGTACTAAATACTCTCTACCAATTACTGTTGTAGGGTTAGTTAGTATTGCGCTATACACTTTATATTCTATTGGGAATATCGTATCGGCTATTACGCTACTTGTACCTAATCCTAAATCTCCACTTGTTAAGTATATTGGTGTAGTTACGCTTGGTCGCCATGTTCCAATTGGTGAGTAATAATATCCCGTTTCTTTAAATGTATCGCCACTTTGAACTGCTACACTTATAAATGGTGTAAATACACTTCCTACAACTATTACTTTGTTGTCGTAAGTTTTATTAGTGCCACTTGTTTTAATGTATTCTTTGTATTGTGTTAGGTTGCCACTACTAACGCTATTAAGGTTTTGTAAGCTTAGGTAATTTCCTATTCTTAATACTCCATAAGCACTTGATATAGCTAAGTTGGGTGTATTGTACCCTCCGCTATTATTCGTTGCGTATAGCCCTGTTGTATCAAGTATTTCTACAACTGAATTATCTTCGCTGTTTTGGTATAAGTTTATTTTTGGTAGTAGTGCCATTATTTAATTACTGTGTTATTTGTTTGCATAATTTCACGTTCCCATTGTTGGTAACGAGGGTCTGATAAACTTAATCCATAACTTGAAAGTAATTGTCTTACTATTCCTGTTACGGTGTTAATGTTATAAAGTATTTGTGTACCGCTATTTGTTACATCTATTGTAAATGGTGTTCTAAAATAATTACCCTCTGCTAATGTGCATTGTACGTTTTTAGGGTATATTGTTATATTATCATTTATTATGTAATATTTAGGGTACAAAAACGTTCCATTGCTGAAACTGTTAGTCATTGAGTTAGGAGGTAATGGTGCAGCAGTATTTGTGTAGGTATTCCCGTTTACTACAAAGGTTGCATCTATACTTATTAATGTAAGGTAATCTACTGTATTTACTGTTTTAGACACAATGTTATTAGTAGGTGTTGCCACAGAAAATGTTTTCATTAGCGGTTCTAATTCACCATTTATTTCACCGTTTTCGCCAAATAATTTAAACATAGGTTTAAAGTATTCTGCTTGTATCATTACTAATTGTTGATTTACCTTAGCCTTTGGTATTATCCCGTTCATAGGAAAGTCATATAATGCTCCTAGTATTCCGTATATTTCTGCTCCTGTCATGTTACAAAGATAGTTATTTTTTTAATTGTTTTCTTAAATCTTGTTCTTGTTCGTATGTTGTTATAATGTTAGCTTTTCTCATTCTTTGTATAAGAGTGCTAGGGCTATTCGATTCAAGTAAAAGTGGTTTTAATATTTTAAGTTTAGCATCTTCAAATGACATTGACTTAACTTTTTTTCTTAAATCTTTTTCTTCTTCTGTTACATTGTTTAGTCTGTCTAATTTCTCTTGCGCTTTTTCTGCCTTTTCTTTATTTTCTATTTTATCCTTAAACGCTTGTTCTTTCTCTGCTACAATTGCTTGATAATCTTTTTCGCTATATTGTATTCTATCTTTGGCTATTTTAGTAGATTCTGTTATACCATTTGAAATAAACTTTTGCGCTTCGCCTAATTCTAAATCTTTTATTTCTTCATAGTTTTCGTTAAGGAATTTAGATATTAACCCTCCTCTTGTTTGAGCGTATAAATTAAATTGTTTACCATCCATAACCATATCCTTTTGTTCTTTTATGTTATAGTAAACTTCTTTTCTTATATCTGGCGGTTTTATTAACGATTTCTTTTCTGCAAGTAATTTTACTATTTTATTTCCCTCTCCTGCTGAAACTAATACATCTGTATCAGGAATTACCTCGTTACCTATCGCATCTATTTTATTCTCAAAGTAATTTCTTAAATAAGGCATATCTTCCACAACCATTCCTAAAGGATTTAATCTTGTTTCTTTTACGGGAATTTTAAAAGCTGCTTCTATTTCTTTTGCTGTTTGAGTATATAAGGCAGGTACAACTGCTGATTTAACTGTTTTTACTAATGATTTATATAGATTAGTTGCTGCATCTTCCGAAACAGTAGCACCACTAAATAAACTACCTAAAAATGTATTTAAAGAAGCTAAAAATGTAGCATCAAAAAATACTCTCATTGAAGCAGTCATTGCTACTCCAAATTTAGTAAAATCCGAATCTGTTAGTTTTTCTCTCCTATATGCTTCGTAATCTTTTAAATTACCAATAAGGGAAAACATTACTATTAAAGGAGTGTATCTATATGAAATCCATGCGCCATATTTTTTAGTTGAAGGATTCCATACTCGGTATGAATAAGGCTGCCAACCTTCGTCTTTTTTTAATAATTCGTTTTTCTGATAATCGCCTGTTCCGTTTGCGGTTATTTCTAGTATCGGCTCGTCATCGTCATCTCCTTTAAGTGTTGCTAACATTGCTACTGCTGTTGTTAGTGCAAGACCCATTAATGCTTTTGTTTTAAGTTCTGCCTTAAATTCTGCTTGTCTTGTTTCTGACATATCCTCAAAATCTTTTCTAGGCATATTTAAAATAGAACCATTGCCCATTCCTCTTATATATCCAACAGGTGTATAGTTTAACGCTTCGTTAGCCACGTTTGCTACAATTGTCGTAAAAGGAACTACAAATTTTAGTAGTTTTGTTCTATTGTTTTTCTCTATAAAATTATTAATGCTTGTTACTAATCCACCTAAAGCACCTTCTGTTTTATAATTGAAAGTTGACCTTGCTGCAAAATTGGCACTTTCTTCTATTATTTCAGTACCTCTAGCCATTTCAACTAATTCAAATACACGTCTTTGTTCATCATTCTTTGCTTTTTTTATTTTAGCATCTTTTTCTTTTTGACTAATAGGCTCGTTATTTATATCTTCTATTTCTTTTTGTAATTCAAGTGCTGCTGTTTCTTTAGCGTGATTTACAGAATCGTTATCTTTGTTTAAATATTCTAAGGCTCTTTGTCTTGTGTTTACGTTTGGCTCTAGCTTTCCATCGTTTGCCGCCATCATTCTTGCCCATTGATAGGCTCTCATCTCTTTAAGTCCACCTGCTATAAGTACATCGGTAGCTGCCATTACTCTTCTTACATATTTTAAATAATTAGCAGGGTTAAAATCACCACCTTTAAATGGATATAGTTCTAATGTTGAAGGAACTTCTACCCTACCTCTTAATGGACTATAACCCGTTGTTAGTGTGCTTTTGGCTTCAAAAAAACCTTGTTTTATACCATTCAGCCAACCATTTACAAGGAACGGAACTGATTTAGGTCTTCTTAATGCTGCTACACCAAACACCGAAAGGGTATTATACAATCCCGATGCAGCGTTTACTATCTGTGTATTATACCCACTTAGTAAATTTGCGTACCATATAGAAAACATTACGTCAATAAGTGATACTCCTTTAAGTTTGGCTTGGTATCCTAATAAATCTTCAATAGCACTTGCTTTCTTTAATCCATCGGCAGTTCTTTCTACTATGCTTGCTAATCGTTCAATTTCTTTTATATTTTCGGGAGTTAATGTTGCCCACCCCATTTTTTCAGCATAAGCTTTCACTAAAGCATCGTCAGTAAATGCACCTAAGTTTGTTAATCTGATTAACTCTGTTTCTAAATTCTTTACTTGATTTTTACCACGTTCCTTTTTGCTAAAAATAGTTGCTAGTATTTGTTGTTTTTTCTCTAGTGCTAATCTATCAAATTCTTTACTTATAGCTTCGCCTATTTCTTTTGCTTGTGCTTCTGTCAAACCTGCTTCTTTTACTAACTTTTCTATTAAGGTTCTTTTGGTTGCATCGTAAACAGTATAGTGTTGTTGTGCTATTTTTGCAATAGTTTCGCCTTCTTCTTTAAGTCCTTTTATTACCGCTTTAGTAATTTCTTTTTGGCTAAATGGTGTTGCTAATATATCTCCAAAGTAAGCGTCAATAGCTTCTAATGCTTGTTCGTTATCTTTATATTTTTCTTGAAACTCCGCTTTAGTTTTCTCCCATACGTCAGCATATTTATCTAAGTTTTTATAAGCATCGCCAATAACTTCAATTGAACTTCTTAGTGGTTTGCTTGTTCTTTCGCTTGCAGGTAACGCTTCTATAATCTTTGCTTGCATATTTCTTACAAGCCCGTTAGTAAAGTCTTCTAATGCTGCGTTTTCTCTTATGTCTGAACTTGCTTGTTCTAGGCTAATATTCTTTAATCTTTTAGCAGCCATATCTCTATACTTACCCCATAAGCCTTCTTCTTTAGCTACGTTCTGTAAGCTAGCTATTGCTTTTTCAATTCCTTTTTTATCGGCTTTTGCTAATGCTACATCTAATTTATCTTTCCATTTTTTGCCCCTAGCTTCATTAATTTCTGTATCTACTTGTTCTACCGCTTTATTGTAAAGGTCTTTTAAATATGGTTTAACTTTTTCTCCTACTGCTTCTATTACTGCTTCGCTAAATGCTACAAAGTTTCTTGTTCCTGCTTCTATATGATAAACTCCTATTGGTATTAATTGAACAGGGAGTGCAGCAGCAAAAGTCATTTTATTTAAGTCTTTTAATAACTTATCGTAATTCTCTTTTGTTACTAACTTATTCTTAGAACCGTATGTTGGCGATTTTCTATTAGGGGCTTGACTAAATTTTTCTAATTTACCTTGTACGTTTTCTACTGCTTCTTTTGCTGCTTCCTTGTTAGCTTTTTTAAATTCTTTAGCAATCTTTTTAGGTTTGCCATCTTTTTCAGCACGTTCTTGGTTAATCTTTTTTATTGCTTGGCTTACAGCAAATACTTCTGTTGCTGCACTTAAAGTTGGTATTACAAACGATGCTTGTGTGAATTGACCTGCATCGGTATTAGCTTTTATTAGCCATTCTCTTAAATCTATTGCATCTTGGCTTCTACCTATCCTATCGTACTCCTTTATTGTTAATTGTGCTAATACGTTTCTTACAGCACCATTCATTCCGTTGTTTAAATCTCTTATTCCTTTTTCTAAGTAATCAATAGGTGTTACTTCGATTATTTTTCTAGCTTCTGCTTCTGAAAGCTTGTTAGGCATTTGGTCGTAGTAAATAGCGTCTTCTGAAAGTATTTCTGCTAAGCTAGGGTTTTCTTTTAGGAATTGTTTTGTTACACCTCTCATTAGTTTCTTCCCTCCCTCACTTGGTGCGTTTTCTTTCTTAGGTGCTTTTGGTGGGGTTATTGGAGGTAAGTCTATTCCGCTATCAATTAGTTTTTGGTATTCAGTTATTCCATTCTCATCAGGAGTTGCAAGAAATACTATGTATTCTGGTTCTGTTAGTGTTATAGGTTCTGTTTTTCCAATAGGAGTGAAAGTTATGTTACAAGGCATTTCGTTTGTTTATTTAAAGTAACAAATTTAGTCTTTTTTTACAACAAAAAGAAAGCCACCTTGAAATTAAGGTAGCTTACTCTTTTTGTTTGTTTTCTCCGCTTGTTTATTTAATCCTCTTTTGGCACAAGAGTAATCTTATGTCCTACTATTCCATCGTCTGTCCATAAGAACTCTGCCCACTTAATGTCTTTAGGATTTTCTGCTACTTTTTTTATCTTAGCAATATCGTAAAGCACTTGGCATATATCAGCAGAAAGTAATTCCCAATTCTCTTCCGTTACAACATCAAATATGTCTTGGATAGTTTCTATTTTGTATGTTTTGTTTGTCATATTATTTTATTTAATATTTTCCTCAATTGCAATTCTAACAATAGAGTCTGTGTCTTTCATTACTCTACAAAGAAGTTTTATACTGTTATGTATTAAATCCCTCTGCTTTAATTGCTTTTCACTTGCAGTTTCCCAACTTTTTACACTTAAAGAAGCCTTTATTTCACTTGCTACTTTTTGGATATACTGCTGAAATTCTCTAACATTGTTTACCCTAGTAAATAACGCTGCTGACATTTCTTTATAGCTATCTCCACTATCGTTTCTGTACTTTATAAGATTATCAAAAAGCCATTCATACACTTCAATTTTCAATTTTGGGTTTAAAGATAATGCAACGTCAATAAAAAGTAAAGGGTGTACCCATGTATGCGCATTTCTCCCTCTACCATTAATAAAACTTTTGCCATATTTTATTTCTAATTCGTTTATAAACTCTAATGTTTTTACCCCTTTTAAATATTGGCTTAAATTAAAATCAGAATAACCATTTGCTATTCGCCATTTATTTCCTGCCCTTACCAAATCGGTTGCACTAAAAAATTCACTTTGGCTTTTTTGAGATATTTGTTGCCCAAATAATTCTCTTTTCATTATTACTTCTGTAATCATATCGAATAATATATTTAATTATTGCACAAATGTAATATATATTATTTATGTATGCAAGTAAAATGTTTTAAAATATATATTTTAATTTGAACACAAAAAAGCCCTCCAAGTGTGCATCGTTGATAGGCATGGAGGGCATTTTTAAAATTGTAATGTATTTAGTTATTCTTCTTCTGTATCCATCCAATCAGCGTGTTCACGACAATAACCGCAAATACCTGTATCTTCTATCCATTCTTCTGCTCCACAGCATTCGCTTTCCATATTTAGTTTTCCTCGAAAATTGAGTGTTCTGCTACCAACTGACCGCTTTTATCTAATCCGCTTAGTGCTGATGCGTAATCTTTGTATATTGCTACTGCTAGTGTTTGAATAGTAATGTACTCTATTGCTTTTATTGCTGTTGGTACGTCTAGGCTTAGTAGTTCGCTGTATGCTTCGTTGTAGGCTATACTTACTTCTATTTCTTTTTCTAGGCTTAGTTCTATAAGTTCTGTTAGGTCTTTTGCTTCTATGTCATATTCTTCTACGCTTGGAATACAGAAGTCGTTTCCTCTACCGTTTACATACGATAACCACCCGTCAAAATGTTCGCTCTCTTCTTTGCTTTCTGCTAAAAAATATTTTTCTGCTAATAGGAATCCGCTTTTGTTTGCTTGTTGAGCAAGTCGTTTATAAAATGATGTTTGTCCTAGTTCTAGTTTAGCTAGGCTATTAACAATGTTCATTGCTTTTTTTGGTATTTCGTATTTCATAATTACAAAGGTATTATTTTTTGCAACAAAAACAAAAAGCTACGCTGAATTAGCATAGCTTTCTATTTTTGTTTGTTGTAGTTTTGCGAGTATAGTTATTTAGCCCCATTTACAATCAATAGTTTTTATGTCGCCACTTTCAAGTAATTTGGCTCTAATCATATCTAAGTTATTTGTTATTGCTAATATTGTTTCAGCGTTTTGTGTTTCTTTAATTGATTTACTTGCTTCGGTTTTTCTAGCATTTTTAGCTTCGGTTTTACCTTGCTTAGTATTTTCTCTTGCTAAAACTTTTGCTACCGCTTCTACTTCTGCTGTGTTTAGGTCTTTAACTACTTTTTTGGTTTGTTCAGTTTTTGCTTCTGTTCTCGTTTCTTGAACAGTTGTTTTTATGCCTAATTCCTTATGATATTTTTTATCTATTATATAGTTTAGAATCTCCTTGTTTTTAACAAAAACATTCATTAGATTATCAATTCCTAGTTGCGAAGATATATACCATCCTTTATCATTATATTCTGCTTCTGCCTTTTTTATATCCTCTTTTCTCCCTAATAGCCCTTGATTTACACCTTCACCTATTGATATTGCATATTTATATCCGTTATCGCCAACGATAGCTAAGTATTCTTTTTCGCCTTCTTTGTCTATTATTTGTTGTGGTATTTCTCCCCCCTCTTTTGTCATGTTTTTATCATCAAAAACTGGACTTTCAGTAGGAGTAACTTCTTTGGTAGTAGGCTTCTCGGTGGTTTCACCTTTAAGGTTTTCTGTGGTAGGTGAGGGGGTTAAATATTGTTTGTATTTTTTAATAGCTTTTTCTCTACTAGCTATGTCTTCTTCATAACTTTTTATTAAACTTTGGTCAGATTTTGATTTACCTAACCTTGATATTTGCCCTTTCATTCGCTCTATTGAACTATTAGCGTCTTTTATTTGACCTTCTAAAAATTCAGTAGCATTATTGGCATCTCCATAAAAAAACATTGATAATGAACTTATATTTTTCCCTGTTGGGTCTAAATCCATTTCCCATACTTTACTTGCCAAATCTCTTAACTCAAAAGCCAATTTTGCTCTTTGAGGGTTTTCTAGCATTGATTCTTTTAATGATTGGTCAAAAGTATTGGAACTGCTTGGAAATGCGTTTATCTTATCTATAATTTCTGATTCACTTTCCTTTTGTAAAGCTATCTCTTTACTTTTATCTTCTGTTGGTAAGGTTATAGGTTTACTTTCTTCTTTGAGTGTTTCTTTTGAATTGTATTCAAACTTATTTTCACCAACTTTTACAAATCCATTCTTTTCATAAAAATTTCCTAATCTCTCTAAGTCGGTTTCCTCGTCTAATTCTTTAGTAGCATCTAAAACTACTTTTTTACCTAATTTATCTGCTTGCCTTTTTACGCTTTCAAGTACTTTTGAGCCTATTCCTTGACCTCTTTTTTCTTTTCCTACATATACTGCTGTTAAACTTAAATCTTCTCCTTTAGGATGTATTAATACACTTGCCTCAGGATTTTCTTTGCTTACCGCTTCTGTAACCTCCCTTGATTGCTTGTAATTCTCATCTTCCTTTGAAATATCTCCAACTTCTGCTTTGGGTGTTTCTTTAGATAGTAGGGGTTCTACTTTTTCTTCATATGTTTGAACATTTCCACTTGCGCTAATCTCTTCTGCGCTTCTGTTTTCGTTAGGTTTGGTTTGCTTAGGTTCTTGCCCTTCTCGCTGGTTACTTTGTAACCCTGTGATGTTTTCTTTATCATTTTGTTTATAGTTTATTATTGCATCTTTTACTTTTTGTTTTATATCAGAAACTGTATCGCCTTCTTTAATATAAATATTTACCAATCCTTCTCTATCGTATTTATCAAAAAAACCTTTTTGTTCGTAAGGAATTACATTAATAAACAATTTAGTATCACCATAATCTTCATCCATTTCTGCATCTATTCTATCGGGATTTGCAGTATGGTCTTTAACCCTAATAACAATTTCAGTTCCGTTATCTCCAATTTTTCCCATACCTTTATATCCACTAAAAGATTGATTGCCTTCAAATCCTAACGATTTTTTTAGTTCATATTCAAAATCGAATTGGTTATTATCTTCTAATGTAATATCTGAAAATTTATTAGGTTTTCCTTCAAAATCTAAATCAATTTGTTCTACATTACCAGATGCCTGTACTTTACTACTAATATCGCTACTTGGTGTAATAGTGGTTTGAGTTGTTGGAGTAATTTCTTGTTCTGCATTTGTTTGTTCTTGATTTATGTCAGTTATTGCAGTAACTTCCGAAGGGGAAGTTTCTTCACTAACTGTTGGTGTTTCTGTTTTATATACTTTATCTACTTGTGATTGCCATTTATCATCGTTTATTGCTTGTAATGTAAATTGCTCTCTTAATTTTGGGTCTTTTAATATTGCTATAAAATCCTCTTTACTTGCTGCTGTTGGTATTGGATTGCCTTTTTCAAATACTAAATATAAAGGAGTAGTTCCTTTTAAAATTTCTTTTATCTCTTTTTCTTGTTCTGCAATCATTTCTTTTGCAGCTTGACTTGCCAAATCATTTTCATCATCTGTAAGCATAGCTTTTGCTCTGCCTATTTTAGCAAATTTACCTACTAATCCTACCTTCACGTTATCATCTACGTTAAAGTTTTGAACACTTTCGATACCATTCATTATATAGTCTAACTGTAAATTAGCTTCTTTATATTGAACATCTGTAATGGCTTTATTCTTGTTCATTATATCTAATACTGCTCTTGCGTGTTGTTCGCCACCTACGCTTATAGAACTCATTAATGCAGATATTTGTTTGTCAATATTAGGAGTATTATCTAAAGCAAATAGTGCCATTCCCGATGACATTGCTGCTCCAATAGTTCCTTCCTCTAATGCTTGTGGAGTTTTAGCATATTCAAATATACTTACGTCTTGACCTTGTGCTGATGCGTTTGCTTGTGCTTGTGACCAACCTTGTAATATTTCTTCTGCTCCCCCTGAAACTGTTTCCATTGCAAAAGCTTTAGTAAAGTTAAACGCTTTACTAAATACTGGCATCATTTGAAACACACTTAAAGGTAATGTTGATAAGTTATTCTCGTATGTTCTTGCTGCTATTTCTCCAGCATCTTTTTCTGAATATCCTTGTTTTAAAGCATCGTTAAATGCACTTCCTGCTTCTAGTGTTGCTTCTCCTAACCAACTTACAGCACCACCACCTACTGCACTTGAAATAGCTGCTGCTCTTTTACTTGCGCCTAACATTTTAACCAAAGTTCCTGTTCCGTAACCTGCTGCTATTCCTACTGGCATAGTTGCTAACATAAATGGAACAGAACGAACACCATTGTCAATCCACCATGAAGGGTCTAAAAGTTTTTCTCCAAAGTTTTCGTATTTATTTCCTTTTAATTTTGACTCCTCGTCTTTAATTTGATAGTATGCGCCACTTGCTAATTCGTTTTGCATTGCAGTTTTAATAACTACATCGTTTACTGCACTTGCATCTAAACCTGCAAAAGACATAGCACCACCTATTGAGCCTAATACATCGCCAAAACCTGCTGTTATAGCTTTTGACATTCTTACTGCCATTGGTGTATTTTTGGCTTCTAAATATGCTTGATTTATATTTTTTTTATTTATTTCAGATAAACTTTCTTGAAAATCTTTACCCCATTTTTCCATATACCCCTTTGGCATATTTACCATATTTTTTTGGGCTATTTCTTGTAATCTCTTATCAGTAGCTTCTTTTAGTAAGTTTGCTTTTGCTAAATAGTTTCTATTGTACCTACTCTGAATATCTTTTGATTTTAAATTAACATCTTTATTTAATTGGTCAAATTTAGGCGCATAGGCAGCAGTTACTTCGTCTTGTGTTTGCTTTTGTAATTCTTCTCTTTTTATTTTTAATGCACCGTTTGCTACTTCTGGTGTCATTTGTCCGCTTTGAACTAATTGATTATATTGAGCGTATAGTGCTTTGTCTTTTTCTTCAAATGATTTATTAAAAGCAGTTGCAACCTCTTGGTTTAACATTTCTGCTTTGCTTTTAACATCAAGTTTTAAGGCATTTACTTCGGGTGCTACTTCTAATGCAACTTTATTGGTTAAGTTTTGAGAATTGATTTTATAATTATTAACTTCTTTATTTTGCTCGTTGATTATTTTTTCGTTTGCTTCTTGAAAAAATCCTTTTGTTAATACTTCTCCTTTATTATTAGTTACCCCTGTGTAAGCGTATGATGGTAATTCTTTTCTATTTGTTGCCCTTAAACTTGCATTTGATGCTGCTTCTGCAATATCTTTTCTTTGTTTTACTTGTTCAGCAACACTATTTACTAAATATTGTTTATCGTAAGTAGTAATATCTTCGCCAGTAGTTCTTTTTATTTTGTCGGCATATACATCTATTGCCTTTGATATGTTTTCAATATTAGGCGTTTCGGGTACAAACTGTGTTCCGTAATGAGAAGTAGATGCTTTCTTAGTGTATAGGTCGGGTTCTTTTACAATGGCAGCCATTAAGTTGCTACTATGTGTACCCATTCTTTGCTTACGCTGTTCTCTTATTACATTGCTATCAAAAGGTTTTTTCTCGGCATTTACATCTACAACATCTTTAGTTTTTAAAGGTTTTGTAGGGTCAATGTATGTCGGTATTTCCGATTTTAAGTTCGATGTTAATGGAGATTGAGCAATTTCTTTTACACCATTTGGTAAAGGCTGAATAACCTCTTCCAAACTTGTTGAAAAAGTTGGTACGGAAGGTACTTTTTTTTTTAAATCTAAAGCACTTTCAAAATCTCCGTAATCTAAAAAAAACCCTTTAGTTTTACCATAATTATTCAATGCTTCAAATGTTCCTTTAGGGTCTTTTATTACATTATCCCTAAAGTCTTGCTCGTCTAAAAATAACTCTTTGTCGTTTATAGCTGTAAATGCTTCTTTTATTTTATCTGGCATATTTTTATCCTTCTACTTTACCTCCGCTTGTTTTAAATGCGGCTCTTTCTGTTGGGCTTAATTTTCTGTATTCAGCACTTGTCATTGTTTTACTTGCTGATTGAGGTTTAGTTGTTGCTTGTGGTGCTACTGTTTTTACAGTTGGTGCTGTTGGTTTATACGATATGTATTTTGTAATATCAGGGTCGCCATACAATGATTCCATAGTAGTAGGCTCTAATTCACCTGATTTATTAGCTGTTTTTGGATATTTTTTGACATATATATTGAAACCTTTTTCTCTTGCAGCCATCTCTTTGTCATAATCAAATGAAATAGGGAACTTTTCTAAAGCATCCTTACTCATTCCTACTGATTTCGCCAACTGCTCTCCGCTAATGTTTTTTGGTGTTTGCTCAACGGTAGAACCGCCTTCTTTGATAGAACCTATTACTTGATAATTATCTTGCCCTATCCTTCTGAATCCTTCTATTTTAGCAAAATTATGAGATGTGCCATTCTTGTCAAGTATTGTTGCGCTTAACACTTCTGGCTCTTTACCTTCTTTTACTATTTTGTTAATATTTATCAGCCCAATATTAGTAGGGTCTGGTTTCATTTCAATACCGTTACTGCCAATTGAACCTCCGCCACCAAAATTAAAATTAAACCCACCACTTGCTTTAGGGAAGTCTTTAATATTTCTTTCTACTCTAAAATCAGGAGCGTGTTCTTTTTTAATTAAATTAAATTCAGCTTGTCGTAAATCTACTTTACTGTCAACCATTTCTTTATTAACTTTTTCCTTATTTTTTAATAAGTAATTAGCCATAAAATGTTCATCTTTAAGTAATTTGTTTATTTCATTATCAACAATTTCTGGTGCAACTGCTATACTTGCGTAATCACTACCTTTTATTGATGATAATTTTCTATCAGCAGTATTTAAAGGGGTGTCTCCACTCCATGTAAAAGCAGTATTTAACATTTTATTTATATCATAATTAGGGTGATATGAAATAGGTTCGTATAAATTAGATTCAGGGTTTTTAGCAAAATCGGAACTTTTAGATAAGGCTTCGTAATTTCTTGTAATAATATTTTGCTTATCTTCTGGGCTTACAAGTATATCTCCTTTTTTTACTGCATTTGTAAAATCATCATATCCTTTTGCGTGAGATTGTTGATTAGCCATAAAATTACCAAGTTCATTCCTTTTTTGATAGCTATTGTAATCTTTGTTTGCCATAAATTCATTATATCTTTTTGATATATTGGCATCAATTATTGTATTGCCAGTAGAAATAGGTTTAATAATATTCATATACTCCCTATCTACCTTAGCTTTTTCAGCAGCTAGTTTAGCTTCATCAGCTTTAGCTTTTAGTCCTAAAGATAATTCTTGTTGTGCTGCTCTTGTAAAAGGTCTGTCATTTATAGGTTTTAAGTTAGTGCTTTCGCCTAATATACCTCCAAGCCCTAGTGTTACGTCTTCTGCCATAATTATTAACCTCCGTATTTATTTATAAGGTCTGCATCTCCATAATCATCACCCATATTTACACCATTTCCATAATTAGGAGTTGGGGCTGTATAGGTTGCATTTCTAAATCTATTTGGTAAGTTCATTCTACTGCCTGTACTTAAATAAGTTTTACCTAAGCTTCCTCCTAAGCTTGCGCTTTCTGCTGGAGTTGCGGTTGTTGCGCCACCCATGCCTATTCTTGATGTTAACCCTGCTCCTAATAAATCTCCACCCATGTTCATTAAACTACCTTGCCATTGGTCACGATTACTTCTTATAGCATTTCCTAATGCTTGTTCTGTTTGCGCTCTCCTATTCATTGCATAAGAAGTATTTTGATTTTTCATGCCTTGAATTTGATTTACTATGTTGCTTAATCTACTTTGAGCTATGTTTCTTTGCCCTCTGTTTAAATTAGCATCAGATGCAGCAAAATCAGCGTTTGAATTTATTGCACTAGCATTTCCTATTGCACCAATCGCTCTTGCAACTCCTCCACCACCCATGTTTTGAGCGTTGGCTTGTTGTGTAGCAAGTATTTGAGCAAGTCTATTTTGAAATTTAGAAGTTTCTGCTCCACTATATCCTTGTGGATTAGCTACTCCAGCAGTAGCTGTTCTAAATTGCTCGTTAGTTTGTGCTGTTGGAGTGTATTCGGGTAATGGTTGTCCTGCTAGTTGGTCAGCCTGTGCTTTGGCTGCTTGTTCTCTCTGATAAGATGCAAGTGCGCCTAGTCCCTGCATAGCTGCTCCTACTATTGGTATAATTAATGGTAAACCCATAATACTAAATCTAATTTTAAGGCACAAATATAACATATTAGTTTTAAATTACATTAATATTAGTTAATTATTTATTCTAAAACCCAAAATATTTATCTAATCCTAATTCGTTTACTGTACCCTTGAACCATGTTTTTAAAGTTTCTAATGAGTCCGCTTCTTCTATTGCATCTTTTGTTTCTAATGCTAATTGAGTAAACTCTCTATTTCTTAGAAATATTTCCAATTCTATTTTTTTTAATTCTTCTTCCATAATGCAAATATAAAATATTGTTTAGAATGATTCTAATTAAATTTTTTTAACGCTAGTAAGTCCTTACTTCTCTTTTACAAAAATCTTTGAATGGTTTATATTAATTTAATTTGGGTATTTGCTATTATCCTATTCCCTTTACTTATGTTTTCTGCTGCCCACATAGGCTGAAAATTTGTATAGTGGTTTAGTTTAATTAACTCTTCTTCATCTTTTGCAAGTGAAACAGGATAAATGTGGTCTAAATGCCATTCTCCTTGATTCTCCCAAGTCATTCCTTTGGTAAATTGTCGTTCGAGATGTAATTTAAAATCTTCATATTCACACCCAAGTATTTCAAATGTTCTTGATTGCTTTAAATACCCTTGCTTTTTTATTGAAATATAAATTAAATTTCTTATGTTCGTTCTTAATTTAAATAATGAGTCTGTTTCTCTTCTGTTGGTTAAGTTTTTATTACGTTCTATCTTATTTTTTTGATTATATTCTTTTTGCTTTTTGCTAAGTTTTTCTTTGTTATTTTGATAATATTCTTTTGCTTTTTCATTAAGCTGCTGCTTATTTTTTTGATTATATTCTTTTTGCTTTTTGCTAAGTTCTTCTGCATTATTTTGATAGTATTCTTTATTATTTTCTTTAATATGTTCTTTATTATTTAAACGATATATTTTCATATATTCAATTACTTTTTCTTTGTTTTTTAAAAGATATTCTTTATTGTATTCTTTTTGATATTCTTTAATTTTTTCTTTGTTAATTTTACGATATTCTTTTTTATGTTCTTTATTTTCTAAATCAGTCATAATTAAATAAAAAAGCCCCAATTAGTGAGAGATAAAAGGGGCTTAATTTAGTTATTGCTAAATTTTAGTAAGTATCAATCAACTCTCACATTGCCTAATACTTATTTATGTTTTGCAAATATACGCAAATAATTTAATTATTCTAATTTATTTTTAAAAAAAATTCCCTCAAAATTAATTGAAGGAATTTTTACAAAACAAATTTATTTGAAATAGCATTATGAGAACTATTTCCAATTAACACAAGAGCAAATCTAAGTCTTTTGAATTAAATTCCTAATTAAATCTTTTTAATCTACAAATATTTTTTTCATCTCCTCCATTAGTTCTGCTCTTCGTTTATTTGTCATTGGGGTTTTTGGTTCGTAATCAAGCTTTACAACTCTTGCTTGTTCACATAACTCCCAAAGTTCTTTCTCGTTCCTGCATATCTCTTTCTTATCCTTATCCCATGCTTTTATATCCTTACGACCTGCTTTCTCGTACAAATACCAGCCTATCCATTCATTAGCTTCTTCTCCGTAGTAATGTTCTAACAAAAGTGTTATTATAGAATTATATTCCTCTGTAACATTTGTTATGTCAATGTATTTGTATAATATGTCAATAGTATCATCTGTCTTTTTGATTTTACTAAGGAGTTGCTTAAATATTGGTAGTTTCATTTTTTTACTTCTGTAATTTGTATAAAAACTTCTTTTACTATTTTTAAAATATTTTCGTTGTTATGTGTTTCGCTTGTGCTATCCTTTGTTTCAATTTCAACAACTGTTTCATAGTGTTTTATTTTTATTATCATACTTCTATTTCCATTTTATTACTTCGTGGTTTCTAGTTTTTTTATTATAAAATACTTCTCCGTTGTCTATGATTTTAACTTCACTAATTAAAATTTTACAAGGTTCATTTAAGTACCAAATGTAATCAGGGTCTGTATCTGAAATCATACCTACCTCACAAAATTGAGGTCTAATTCCTTTTGGTTGAAAGTATATTGGTGTCATAGTTTATTTGTTAATAAATGTTTCGTAAGGTATGGATTGGTCTTCTTCAATTATTATTAAAGTGTTAAGTTGTACTTTTAAAGATTTAAGTTCTGTTTCTGCAACTAATATTTTATACTCTCTGTCTTTAATTAATAACTTAACATCGTAAATTGCTCTTTCTATTTTGTTCATAATTTTTTTTTATTTATTTTCTATACTCTCTGCTAATTCTAAAATGTAATTGTTTATTGTTTCTTGATGAAAAGTCATACCTATCAGCATTGCGTTTACTGCGTTGTATATTTCTTCTAGTCCTACAGAATCACTCATAACAGCTAAGTGCTTTACATTGTCTGTTTCAAATGTTATTTTTAATTTTCCTTGTTCCATTCTGTTTTTATTACTTCCTTTATAAACTCTGGTGAAATCCATTTGTTAATTTTTACATAGTACTTATCTCCATCTTTGTAGGCTTGTACGGTTTCTTCTTTGCCTTCACATTCAGTTCTTACCTCATACTGATTATTAGGGTCGTAGCGTAAGTTAAACTCAATAGCATCTTCGTTATTGAGTTCTAGAGCGTGTTGCATAGAATAACTTCTATTTATCCATTCGTATAGCTTTACTCTTTCGTTTGTCGTAAGTTCGTGGTAATACTCGTTTATTACATTATGCCAAAACATTGCACGAGCAATCGGTCTTGGCGGTATGCACGCCTCCACGAGGAAACAAAATTCTATAAAGTCAATTTTAAACCTTTGTTTTTCTACCTTTTTAGCCATTACGACATATCTCCCTCAACTTCTGGGTTCGTAACTACTACTTTATTACTCCCTGTTCCTCTGTGTAGTTCGTACCACTTTCTATTAGCTTCTACTACTTTATCAAATTCTTGTTGAGGAATAATTCTTCCTAAAATTTCTTCTCTACTTGTTTTCATTGGGTGCGGAATATCCATTTCTAAGGGTGCTACTGCATTTACTAGGTCTTTAGCTAAGTTAGTAGCAGCAATGTACTGATTAACTCCGCCTAGCGCACTTTGGCTAACAGATAGTAAGCAAGTTGGGCAATAGTACTGGAATAAATATTCTCTGTACTCTTCTTGTGTGTTAAATTCTTGTTTTGATTTCATGTGTTTATTTGTTTTTTTATCTATTTATTACTACTCCATTGTGTGTTAATGTTACTTGACAAGGTTCTTCAATATTTTCTATTTGTTTATGTCTTTTTCTTAACCCTTTGCAGTATTGAGAATAAGTCCATTGGCAATCGTTCTTAATATTATATTGTTGCCACCTGTAAATTAACCCTTTAGCGCAGTTGTTAGTCAAATCAAATATAATATCTTGTACGTTAAAATAATATTGCTCAAAGTATCTTACGGTATTTCCTGATTCTTGTGCCATATTATAGTCAAAACTAATCTTTTGCTTTTTCACAAACTCTTCTATATAAGCATTACAGATGCGCCTATATTCTTTGTTTAGTGTTAATATGGTTTCTTTGCGTGTCATGTTACATTTTATTTAAAAAATAATGAAACAATTTAGGAACATAGTTTTTAACTATTTCCCATATAATTATTGTTATTAGTATTAATTTCATATCACAAAAATAAAAATATAATTCATAATTACTAATTAAATCTTTTTAATTAGTAATTATGATTTATATTTCAGATGTCAGTTTTGAACTGATGTGCTTACTAAAATACCTAAATATATATATTTTCTAGTGCGTTCTTAACTTCTTGCCAGTAATCGTACATTTCAAATACTCTTTCGTTTTCTAATTCTTTCCAGATTCTATTTACTGTAATTAAAGCACATTCTATTGCATCTTCTTTAGCATCTTCATCGTGCATTAGATTCGCTCTCAAGTAAAAATAATGCTCGTTAAATATTTCTAATGCTTTTTCTTTAGCTTCTATCATAATAACTACCTCAAGAATACTTTAATAGTCTTACCACCATCTTGATATTGAACCTCTACTTATTGAAAATCTCCATATATTTTTTTCATAGTTAATAATCTACCAATAGGCTTATCATTATCTGCATGATTTATAATCTCAAATCTGGTTACTTCTACTTTTTCTTTTTCGTTTTCCATTCGTTTCTATTGTTTTACTTATTTCGTATTGATGATATAGCGCACCTATTAAATCTACTAATTTTTCATCTAACCATAAATCAGCATAGCCTGTATAATATAATACACAATGCCCTAATTCATGATAAAAAGTATGTTCAATTATAGATTCTTTATATTTCCTCCAAGTTTTTTCTGTTTTGTATTTATTTGCTAGTACAATAGTGTTTTCCCAATATATAAATTCACCATAACACTCGTTTTCTGCACAATACTTGTTATCGTACTTTACAGTTATTGTGTGTCCAAACATATTAAAGGAGGATGGAATAATCATAGATTAAAAGATATAATCGTGATTACTAACTTGTCCATTGGTATAATAGTTCCTAAAGGTAAAGCCACTCATACTATTCTGAAAATTAGTTTTAACCCAGTTACTTGGAGGAGCAAAGCTTGGAAAGTTATGATACTGAAACTTTGTACTGCAAGACTTATCTATAAGCGATTGATGGCTATCTCCTTTGTCAAATTCTATTATAACTCCTTTTTTAGATAAATAATTTTGGTCAATAAAATGTGATATAGTCTTGATAATTTTGTCATTTATTTGCGGTTTTAAACCAAACTTCATAGTCCCACCATCTTTTCCATGACACTCAATTATACAGAATTTATCCATAACCATATAGTAATCCATGAACTTACGCTGTATGTTTACTGTTACAGCATTAGGGTACTTTAGTTCAATGTAAGCCTTAAATGCTGAATTAACAATATAGGAAAAAGAGCCAGAATGATTGTCATCCGTAATATTATTGCAAACAATTTTATCGTAATAAGGAATTAAACTATCTATCATTTTAATTTTAAACCTCAATCCAACATCAAAGGCAGTTTGATTATCCATATTCTGCGGTAAATGGTGTTCTCTTCTTACTGTAAGTCCATCAAATCCGTCCATATAATCACCTAAATCGCTGATAAACAATGTATTAAACTTTTTATGGTTCAATATCCAATCAATAGCTATTTTAAGTCTTATGTTTAACTCCTCCTCGTCCCACTTACCTTCGTATAATGCAAAACCATCTTTATCAACACACATTCCAACGTGGACATCGGTATAAATAAACCTATCAAAACCATTTATTTTACTTGGTGTAGGAGATAAGTTAATTGGTTCTATTTTATCCTTAAATATTGACAAGAAATCAATTTCTTTAGGTGCTGTTTCGCCTTGCTTTACAAAATTAGGATTCTTAACAAATAAACTTGCGGTTTTGTTTTTAAGCCACATGTGTTTAACATTTCCAAAGTCTACATCTAATCCTTTAGTTGCATCGTAAATTCCTTCATGGTCGTCTAATATTCTTCGTTTATTTCTATAAACATACTTCCTAAATTCTCTTAACTCCTTAAACTCTAATGTAAACTTTAATTTCTGACAAACCTGTCTTGCAATTTCGGTGTCTGATTCTAAATTAGTTTCAAGAATAATATCTTTAATTGCTTCCTCGTAAATCGCCCACCTCGATACTCCATTGTTTGCCATATATTATTTGTTTATTTAAATCCGAATAAGTTCTTAATGTTATTTAGCATATCATCTGCCGAGAAATCGGGTTCTGTAATATCTTCTATGCTAATGAAATTTAATCTGTCATTTACTTGACGTTTAGCATCTTTAATGTTGTATGCTCTTACTTTTGTACTCATCTTCCTTCCGTAAAATTCAAAGCGCAATATGTAATCTTTCATATCGCAAAAGTAATGATATTTAACTAAATAACAAGTTAAATTAAATTAATGTAATTATACCATTAGGTATTATACTTTTGTAGAGAAGAAAATGGTGGTTAAAAAAAATAAAGTATTAGTAATCATATAAAATATAAATAATTTTAAAATAAAACTTGCTATTTAAAATATTAAATATACATTTGCCACATGGAAAACATAAATAATTACAAAAGCGTATTAGAATACGCAAAAGAAAAAGGGGTTAGCGTACAAGCTATATACCAAGCAATTTCAAGAAAGACATTAGATGCAGTTAAATTAGGAAAGACTATTTTAATTAAGTCAAAGTAATTTTTACCAATTAAAAGTTTAAAATTTTAAAGAATTATGGCAAAATCAATTTTTACTTCAAAAAAAAGTAAATTAGAACTAATAAAATCAGATAATAATACCGTTCTAATTTTTATTCAAGATGACACTTACTTCCCTTCTAAAATATGTTCGGTAAAACTTAATACTGAAGATATAAAGAAATTAATTAATACCCTAACAAGCCATATACAATAATGAGTATAGTTAAATCAAAGCACGCATCTAATTATTTAGTACTTTCTAATGAGGTATTAAAAATTGGACTGTCATTAGAGGCAATAGGGCTTCTCTGCCATTTACTGTCGTTACCCCATAATTGGGTGATATACAAAACGCAGCTATATAAAAGGATTGGTGTAGGAAAGGATAAATTAAACACTGTATTTAAAGAACTACAAGAAAGTGGTTATATTTTATCTTTAAAAAAACAGAATAGTTTAGGAATTTTTGAATACAACCATATAGTATATGACGTGCCTTTTAACGGTGAACCACATACTGAAAATCCGCAACCTTTTTTTAAATCTACGACTGAACCACGTACTTGTTATCCATGCACGGTTGAACCGTCAACGGATGAACCACACATGGATAACAAGCAACTACTAAGTAAAGAAGAAGATAATAAACAAAAAACAAGTAAACATATAGATTTAGATGTTTATCCAACTTTTGAAGATTTTTGGACTGCCTATGATAAAAAAATAGATAGACCTAAATCAGAGAAAGCGTGGAATAATATTTCACAAGCAGATAAAGAGAAAATAATAAATTACTTGCCAGACTATTTAAAATCTACTCCCGAAAAAAAATATAGAAAAAACCCTTTAACATTTTTTAACAACAAATCTTGGACAAATGAAATCATTAGAAACAACACAGAAACAAGCGATATTAGCGCAATTGGACAACAACAAGCAATTATGTTCCTCAACAATAAATGAGGTAGCACAAGCTGTTACGCTGCTTAATTCAATCAGAAACAACAATAGTACGGGAGAGCAAATAATTGTTGCAGCTAGTTTTATTAAAAACGAATACCCTAAACTTACTCTTGGCGAATTACAGCAAATAATTTTAGATGGTATTATGCAAAAGTTTAATAACACCGAACAACCACAGTATAACGATATGCCAAGTTTAATGTATTGGCTAAAAAAGAATAACGCTAAAAACGTATCTATATTCCCACGATGAAAACATTTTCAGATTACGGAATAGATATTCCACAAGGCAAAAGAGCAGGAGAAATAACTACTACTTGCCCAGAGTGTAGCCACACTAGAAAGAAGAAAAAAGACAAATGTTTAGGCGTAAACTTAGACAAAAAAGTTTGGAACTGCGCTCATTGTGGGTGGAAAGGCGGATTACCTAATGATTATCAACAAATGCAAAAAGTAGAATACAAAAAACCAGTAGCAATAAACAAAACGGGAGCTAGTGAAAACCTTGTTAAGTGGTTTGAAGGCAGAGGTATAAACCAAGAAACTATTAATCATTTTAAAATAGTTGATAAGTTAGAGTGGATGCCACAAGTAGGCAAAGAAATGAACGCTTGTTTGTTCCCCTACTTTCGTAATGGCGAACTAATAAACGTAAAATATCGTGACGCTAAAAAGAACTTTAAACTTTCAAAAGATGCAGAACTAATATTTTTTAACTTAGATAGCGTTAAAGATTTTGACGAATGTTACATAGTTGAAGGAGAAATGGATTGCTTATCTTTACACCAATCGGGCATAGTTAATGTTTTAAGCGTTCCTAATGGCGCAACTTTGTCAAGTAATAACTTACTATACCTTGACAATAGTTATGAGCGTATATCGCATATAAAGAGGTTTCACATTTCAACAGATAATGACATTGCAGGTAGGAAGTTAAGAGAAGACTTGTCATTACGTTTAGGAAAAGAAAATTGTGACTATGTAGTTTTTGGAGATTATAAAGATGCTAATGACTGCTTACAAAAAGAGGGATATAAAGGTATTTTAGATGCTATATCCAATAAAATTGAGTTTCCAATAGAAGGAGTTTTTACTGTAACCGACATAAGCGATGATATTGATGACTTTTATCACAATGGATTGCCTATCGGTGCTAAGGTTGGAATAGATGAAATTGATAAGCTAGTTAGTTTCCATAAAGGATATTTAACAATAATTACAGGCGTGCCTTCTCACGGGAAGTCCTCACTATTAGATGATTGGCTAGTAAGGCTTAATATTAGCGAGAAATGGAAAATTGCTTACTATTCTCCTGAAAATAAACCTACAAAATTACATTTTAGTAAACTTGCAAGATTGTTTACAGGAAAATGGTGGGATGGCGTAAACAGAATGACATTTAACGAAATGAATATTGTAAAAGAATACGTTAAAGACAAAATATGGTTTATAAAACCTGAAAAAGACTTTACTTTAGACAGTATTTTAGCAAGTGTCAAGAGAATTATTTTAACAAAAGGAGTTGACTGTTTTGTAATAGATGCTTGGAACAAGCTTGAACATAAGGAAGACTCAACAGGATATATTGGAAAACAATTAGACAAATTAGCCGATTTCTGCGAATTAAATAACGTGCATTGCTTCTTAGTGGCACATCCTACAAAAATGCGTAAAACAGTTGATGGATTACGCTATGAAGTTCCTACACTTTACGATATTGCTGGTTCTGCTAACTTTTATAATAAAGCCGATGTAGGTATTTGTGTTTATCGTAACTTTGATACTAATATTACTACTGTTCTTGTTCAAAAAGTTAAGTTTAATCATTGGGGCGAAACAGGTTCGGTAAATCAAATTTACGACAAACAAAGCGGAAGATATTCAATAGAAGGTACTACCGAAGAGAATGTTAGTTGGCTAAAAGAATCTGCAACAGATGGTATTGTAGCTAAAATTAGAGAAGTTAAACCTGTACAATACAATTTTATAGCCCCTAGTACCGAAAATACCTTTGATGATAATGATGAATATACACCTCCTTTTTAAATATTACAAAAACAATTAGAATTTTAGAAAACAAAAACCATGAAAAATAAAATAAAAAGAGAAGCACCGCTAACAAAACTAGAAATTAGAAATTTAAGTGCAGAAGAAAAAGAAAAAAGAATGAACAATATTAGAGTAGCTTTAGTAGCGTTCCATTCTGTATTAAAAGCGGCTGCTCATAACGCAGAGTATATTCGATACTATCAAAATATGTTAAACAAAAAAACCGTAAAGTTAATTATGGACGCTTTTATAGAGCAAGATTATTTAGTTTCCATACTAGATAAAGCGTTTGAAAATAGTAAAGACTTAACTCCTCAACATATAGAGAGTCAGCAAGAAAGTTCTTATGAAATTTTAGAAGAAATTGAAGAGAAGTGCAAAGAGTATTTAGCTACAACTATGGGATTTAAAATAGTACAAGAAATAATTGGGTAATATGATAGAAACAGAAGAATGGCGTCCAATAGATTTTGGATACTTAAAATATGAAGTAAGTTCAGAGGGGCGAGTTAGAAGTTTTAGATATGGAAGATGGTCGTTATTAAAAGGGTATGCAAAAGAAGGAAAATATGTTTGTTATAGTCTAGCGGCAGGGTACAGAAAGTCTAAATTGGTTCGTGGACATCAATTAGTAGCGATGGCATTTTTAGGGCATACCCCATGCGGGTTTGATTTAGTTGTAAATCATAAAGATTTTAATAAGCACAATAATAGAGTTTCAAATTTAGAAATAGTAACAACAAGAGAAAACACAAGTTTGAAAAGTAAGCCTCATTCTAGTAAATATACAGGAGTTACTTGGAATAAAAGCACTAAGAAGTGGAGAGCCTCAATAAATATAGGTGGGGAGTATAGGTTTATAGGCGGGTTTATTAACGAGATTGATGCTAGCAATGCTTATCAGGCTGTACTATCAAATCCTAATGCCGAAATTATAAATAGATGTGGGTATAATAAAACAAGTGTTTATAAGGGTGTTAGCTATGATAAAGATAATAATAAATGGGTAGCAAGCATATATCATAATAAGAAAACTTTACATATAGGTCGCTACAACTCGGAATATGAAGCCTACTTAGGGAAAGAAGCAGCTTTAAAATGTATTTTAGAAAACAGATTTGAAGATATAGTTTATAATAAAAAGCAAAAAACATCTAAATTTAAAGGAGTTTACAAGGTTGGAAAGAAAAAATATTCTGCTAGAATATACATAAAAGGTAAATCAATTTATTTAGGCACTTTTACTAGCGAATATGATGCAAAAAAATCTTGTGATAACTATATTTACAATTACAATTCAGCAAATTCTTAAATAAAACAAACATAAAAATATGAATATTAGACATTTATCAATAACAACCTACGACAACAGATACGAGTACTTCCTTGAAAAACATGAAGAAAACTACGAATTTAGAGAAGAAACTAACGGAAAAGTAACCCACCAAGAGTACCGACAAAGTAATTACGAAGCAATAGAACTCTTTGATGAATACATTCGTGATGTAAAAGGAGTATTAGTAAGTATGGAAATAAACTTTAGACAAATGGATTAATATTATGAAAGTAACAATACACCAACAAGGAAACTACCAAACAAGCGATGGCTACGATTTAACAATAAAAGACATCTGGTACGGAAAGAACCCAAGAGTAGAGTTTGTAGTAAAAGGAAAGCTATTTTCAAGAACAAGAGAACAGTTTGAACAAGCTATCCGAGATGAGAAAATAATAAAAGTATTGAATTAAAAAAATATAATTAGTTATTCTATATTACATTTTTAACTTTGCCTAATAAAACAAACAAATTATGACACAGAAATATTGTATTTACCTTAGGGTTAGTACCCAAGAACAAGGTAGAAGTGGACTAGGGCTTGAAGCACAAGAGAAAGCTGTAAAGGAAATTACCGACAATGGAATTGTAATTAAATCGTTCACAGAAGTAGAATCAGGTAAGAAAAACAACAGACCTATGCTTATGGAAGCTATTGATACTTGTAAATTACATGGAGCAACATTAGTAGTAGCTAAATTAGACAGGTTATCAAGGAATGTTTACTTTATTAGTTCTTTAATGGAGAGTAAAGTTAAATTTATTTGCGCTGACTTTAAGGAAGTTGATAACTTTACTTTGCATATTTTTGCCTCGTTAGCTGAAAGAGAACGTAAAATGATTTCCGAAAGAACCTCTAAGGCATTACAAGTAATAAAAGCTAGAATAGCAGCTGATGGAGAATATACCACAAAAGCAGGTAGAATTATATCTACTCTCGGTAATGGAGCGTTACAAAACAGAGAAACTGCTAAAAAACAAATGGCTTATGTAGCATCTCACAGAGTATATGAGAAGAAATCACCCATAGGATTTACTCTCGTACAGTCACTATCTCAAAATGGTGTACCTAAGAAAGATATTAAACAAAAACTTGCAGATAATGGCATTAACGTATCACTACAAACAATATATAAATATGCAAAATAAAAAGATAACGGCAGTTGGATGGTTAGAAGAAGAAATTAACCAACAGCAAAAAATGTACATTGATTTAGCTAAAAAAGACAAATCATTAAAAAAAGAAATTGATGCTATATTGACAGCAACAACTATATTGAAAATGAAATGCGAACAAGCCAAAGAAATGGAAAATGATATAGAGCAAAAATGGTTAGAATATAGACTTTATACAAACAATGAGGATGCTTGGTGTTTTAAAGAATGGTTAATTGAACAATTTAAAAAGAAATAATATGGTTGATTATATTGATGTAGAAAATTATTGGGATATAAGACTAGAGTTATTTTTTAGAGATATAGATGTAAAATCAATTATAAACATTGAAACTAAAAAAAAGTATTTTAGAATTTGGTTTAGAACAATTTAGGAGAAATAAAGAATAATAATAGATGACGTGATAACGTCAGATAATATTATTCTTGCATAAAGGAAGAAGGGAGAAGCTAACAACTTACTCCCTTTTTCTATTTATTAAATCCTATAAGAAGACAATCATCTTAGTAATTCCTTTATAGTTATCACAACAATTACAAGTTGTAATCTTTCTTCTACAAGCAGGGCAACTCCTATTTATAGTCTTATTGCCATCTTTAATTACTTCTTCACGTTCTAATAAGAGTAAATCCGCTTTATTAAGATAAGGGGCATACTCAATAACACCAAATACCCCTCCAACTTGTAATAACTTCTTTAATCCTCCAGAAGCGTGTTTAGATTGCCTAACGCACATATAATTTGATGCTCGACTGTTTAAGTTTCCACATGAACCTACATAGTAAGTGCCATCGTTGTATATAATTCGATAAACCCCTTGTTTCTTTTCAATATGAGCAACTTCGGGTTTCTGTTGTAATTTAATTAAATTAGGGTATTCTTTTTGCTTTCCCATACTGAAAATATATGCGGTCGGTTCGAGATTTACAAGGGGTTTAGTATTATTTAGCCTGTCTTCGTGTTTACCGAGTTTAGATAAATTAAGTAGTGTTTTTATTAGAGTTTTGTTTTAATACAGTTTTATATTACCTTTGACCTATGGAAATGAATTTAGAAAGAGTATTGTGCAGTAAAATATTTCACAATAAGTCTGTTAGTAAAAAAAATATGTACGAGTGTAAGCCACCTATTACCTACACTCATTTGACTTCCAAAATTCTACATAAAAACACCCGCACCCCTTGTAATCCACTGCATACCAACATTTTAAATATTATTGTAAGCAGTAAACAGCAAATAAATTTATTAAAATTAAAATTTAAAAATCAGTCAATCAATATTTTAAACTTTGCTAAACGAACAATAAGCAAAGTTTAATTTATTGGTTGATACTTTAAAAAATAAATCATTCTAACATATACCTTTTTGAAAGGCTTATTTTTTTGGGTTAAATTTTAGCAGTTTATATATAAAAAAGAATAATGACCTCCACAAATAAAATTTTTAACATTCACTTTTCATAGTCCTATTAATATAGGTTTTTAAATATCATCTAATTGAATGGATAAACAACAACTAACAACTTATACAAACGAATTATTTAAACTCTTTGTTTTAGATATTTTACAGCGTGAAAATATAACCGTTTACAAACTTACTAAGGATTGCAATTTACCGAAAAACTTTATTTATAATAAATTACAAAACTATTCCATTCAATATGTTTCTTTAAATACTCTTTACTTAATATGTAAGCAGTATAATTTTACTTTCGATTTATTAAAGTATATTCACCAACTTGAATCAAAATAGTTTTATTGTTTCCTGTCTCTTATTACCTATCAATTTTATATAATTACTAGTTTCTTTTTTGTGGTTTTTGTTGTTTTTTTGTTGCTCAAAAAAGCCAAAAAAACACACGTTTTTACTTAGATTCATTCTAAATAATATTTATTTTTAGCCTTTTTACATTTTATTTGCTTGACTATCAACCATTAATTAATTTTAATTTGCTTTAGATTGTAGTTTAATGCGGTTGGATGTTCCTTTGCCCTATCAAAAACAAATAAAAAATAAAAATTATGAAAGTATCAAACGAATTTATGCAAGCTAAAAAAGACAAAAACTTACAAGCTATGTTAATTATGAAAAGAGACGGAAATACATTTATTCGAATATGTATTGACGAAAAAAGTAAATATACAAATGAGATTCATAGCGTATTTATTGAAACCGATACTATTTTTTCAATTGATAACTATAAAAAAGGTATTGAAATAAACAAAATTTGTTTTCATTTATCTAATTATAATTATTCACCAGTTAAAACTTTTTTAGATTCAATTAAAAAAGATAGTGAAGTGAGTTTTAAAATTATTGCTTATAATAGCTCAAAAAATTGGGATGATGCAAATTTTATAAATCATAAAATTTTTGGTATAGTTGACAATAAAATATTTTTATTAGAAAGTTATACAGGTCTAGACAATTTATGTAGCCCAATAAATAATTACTAATTTAATAACCTAAGCAAGTTTTAAAACGTTTTTTTAACTAACAAATAATTAAATCTAAACATCATTTTAATAACTTAGCTGTAATATTGCAGCATCAAATTAACAATTTAAAAACACAAACAAAAAAAATTATGGATTACTCAAATGTAAATTTAAAAAGCCCTTACGAGGCAAGCCAAAATATTTTAGACTCGATAAATTTTGATATTTTATTGCTTGAAATATCATGTAATTTAACAGTAATAAACAAAGAAACAATTAAAAAACAGTTTGAAATAAGTTTGGACGCAAAAATAAACGAGGCAAAACAAGTTTTTAATGATAATTTAAATAATATTTTAAAGGAGGCTTTAGCATATCAAAATATGAAATAGTTTAACTGATGAGGATTTAATATCCGAAACAAGGTTTAAAAGCCTTGTATTAAACAAACTAAAAAAAATAAAAATTATGAACACACAAATTGAAAATTTACAGGAACAAAAAAGCGCAATTGTTAGAAACTTAAAATTTAATGATGCAAAAAAAGAAATAGAGCAATTAAAAAAAATTGATTCACAAATTAAAGATTTAAAGCAGTTAAAACTTATTAGTGAAGTAAACGCAAAACAAACAAGATTAAGAGAACTAGCAAAACAAGTTTTTGAATGTGAAAAGCCTATAAATGATATTTTATGCAATGACTCAAGTTTTCACGCTGTAAAGGTTAAAAAATATCCAAAATTAGCAGCGTTAAAATATGTTTATGGTAAATTTGAAGATAATAAACTTATTGAAATTACGTTGAACGGTGAAAAGTTTCAAATGTATAAACGAAAATATGAATATAACAAACCGATTGAATATATAAATATTGATACTTTTGAGCAATTTTTGGAACTAAATTCTATCATGTTAAAAAACATAACAATTGAAGAATACAGGCAAATTGTTTTAAACTGCGAAAATATAAACAATGAATTTAAACAAGCTGTTGAGCGTTTTAGTGCTCAAAAAAATAGTTTAAATTTAAGTTTACTAAATTATTTTGGTTTATTAAATTCTCACAGTGTTGGCAGTATTTATGAATTTATAGCAAAAAATTAAACATCATGAAAACAATAATAAACATCTTCCTTTCAATAGGGCAAATTATAGGCTTATTTATATTATTTTTAACAGTTTTTATAATAATAGAACTGTTATAAAAACAGCCTTTAAAACATACATTTTTAAACAAATTTTAAACACATAAACACATGAACATAGAAATAATTAAAAAAGATATTTTAAACCTTGAAAAAGCCCTTAAAATAGTTGAAAAAACAGATTGTTACATGCTTTTTAATAAATCAAAATTAATATTTGAACTTTGCGAAAGTATAAACATTTTAAAAGAAAAAAGAGATAAACAGGAAATATTTTTAAACACATAAATAAAATAAAATTATGAATACTAAAAAAATTTTAAAGCAAACAGCAAAAAAAGCATATAAAACAGGGTACTTCAATAGTTTTATTTTAAAAAATAACTATTTAAGTTTTAAGGACTCTTTTAATAATTTGTACACATTAAACAGCCCTGATAATATAGGCTTTTGGTTTAGAATTGGCAAGCCGTTTTTTTATACAGAATTTAAACCAACATTTGAAAGTGAATATAATTTAATGGGCAATGTCGATATGTGCAAATTTATTGATAAAATTGAACCTATACACACAGACAACCCTAATTATATTTTAAGAATTTCAAAAGCATATTTAAACAACTAAAAAACACATGAAAGCAATATATTTTAAAGGCACAATTATAGCCATATCAACAGCCGACAAAAACACAAGGCAAATTTTAAAGCTACACAGTTGCGAAAGTTTACAGCCCTCCGATTTTGCCGACCTGTTTATAAGTGGGCAAACTTACAAGTTAAAACACAATTATACTGTAAAGCCTATATACTTAAATCAAATATTTTAAACATACAAACACAAACAAATTAAAAAACACATCAAAAAACTCATGAAAGCACAAATTTTAATTAAAGGACAAATCGGAGGTAATTTTAGAATACTCTCAAAATTATCAAATTACGAAAGTAAAAAAGACACAATGTTTAACTCTTTCACTCTTATCTATGATAGTGTATCATTGGCAAAAAAAGACTTGCGAAAGGCTATTAAAAGCCTTAAATCAGATGATATAAATCCAACGTGGAGAGACGGAATAAACAAAGATGCAACACATTTAAGTTATGATGCAAGCGAAGCAATTTTGTATAAAATGTATAAAAACGAACTATAAAATGAAAACATTAAAAAAATTAGATGATAATCAATTGAGTGAATTATGCTCACTTGCTGTAAGTATTGATGCTGAAATTGAAGCATACAGACACGTTTCAAATTATTTGCCCACCTCAATACAAACTACATTAACAAATTTATACGAAAGTATTTTAAAAGAAACAAATAAAAGAGAAAACATAAATTAAAATTATGAAAAACAAAAACTTAGTAAAAACACATAAAATTATGAAAAATTATATTGTAACAATAACAAAAGCTTTAGACAAAAAGCAAAAAATACAAATACAAGCAACATCCAAAAAGCAAGTGATAGAAAGACTATCAATACATTTTGGTTATGGAATTGCGCCAATAAACAATAAACATATTGTTTTAAAAACACAATTACCCATTGTTGAACAATCATTTTATTACGAAAATTATATTTAAAATTATGAACAGCCAACAACTAAAACTAGCAAGTGAAATTTTAAAAGCAACATACCCACAGCCCTTAATTAACAGGACTGTGGATGCAAACAAAGATTTACAGCCTATCGAAAGACAAATATTATTTGAATCAGATAGAATGCAAATAAAAAGACTTCAACAAACTAATAAAAGATTTTAAACATACAATTTCAAACAAATTTAAAAACACAAAAAATTATGCAAAACATTTATGGAGTATTACTCAATGGAGTACATATTGACACATCAAAAACAGAACGAGGAGCAAAAAACTTTGCTACAAAAAACGGTTATCTAACAATTACTTGCAGATATAATTGCGGTTATATTGCACATGAAATTGCGCACAAATACAATGGCAAATGGAAAGAAATAAAACAAGGTCAAATAAGATATAACAAAAACTAAAACACATGATACATACAACAGAAAACTTTTTTAACAAAGTAGCAACAGACATTCAAGTAAAGTATTTTAATGATGTAAAATACTATTGGGAAAACGAAAATCTCGTAAAAGCAAAATATGCTATTGAACTATTTAACAATGGGTGCTTAACTTACAGAAAATTAGTCGGAAGAGTAGCAAAGGAATGTAACGACAGCACAGCAAATGTAAATTCAATAATTGAAAAACACGTTATAAGTTTTGGCAGTTATAAATATAAACCTAGTAATTAAACCAACTAAAAACATGAAACTAAACACAATAAATGTAAAATTTGAAGATGCTAGTAATAATTACAGCACAAATGTAAGCGGAGCAGTAACTGAAAATGAAGCAAAAGCATACTTCATTGGTGCATATTTTAATTGTGGAGCATATCCAGAAGAATTAATGTGCAAATGTATTGGCATTGAATTTATTGACAACAATTTAAAGGCACAATAAATATGAACAGCCATCAAAAGGCAAACATTGTGGACTGCTTTAAATACAACCTACAATTAAAAGAAGATTTACAAGAACCAACAATCAAAACAATAAAATTGTTAAGCAAGCTAACTGCAATCAAACAAGATATAATTATTAACCACATAAAAATAGTACAAAAATTATGAAACTAACCAACGGACAATTAGCCACAGAGTTACACAATAAAGTAACAAAGCTAACAGCACAGCAAAGAAGAACTATTATCAAAATATTAGAATACCATTGTGTTGAGCGAATAAAAGCAGCGGAAAGCATAAGTAAAATGCTTAGAATAACGCCAGAAGAAACCTACACAGTAGTAGAAATAATCATGGATGGTAAATTAATTAACCCTTTAAACATACAAGCTCAAACAGTTTAAAACCATGAAAGAATTTAGAAGAGATATAGCATTGATATTAATAATTTTTATCATTGGCATTGCAACAGGAATTACATTCACAGAAGTTTTCAACAGCAGAAAGGTAGATGCACTCAAAAAGCAAGTAGATAAAACTACTTGCTTAGAGGAAAAAATTGATATAAACTGCTTTAGAGATAACCTTGAAAAGCATAAAATAAAGTTTAGTCATATAGTCCTCGCACAGGCAATACTTGAAAGCAGTAACTTTAAATCACAAGTGTTTAAAAACAATTTAAACTGTTTTGGCATGAGAGTAGCTGCACAAAGGTTCACTTTTGCCATTAACAGCCACGATTACGGGACTTATGCTAAGTATGAATCAGTAGAAGATTGTATCCTTGACTATAAAGCATTCCAGATACAAAATGCGCTATTTATTACAACCGATGCGGAATACTTTAAACTATTATCAAATATTTATGCGGAGGATAAAAGCTATATCAGTAAACTTAAACAAATAATCAAAAAAAATAAATCATAATGAAACAGTTAATCATCACAGAAAAACAAAGGCAGTTATTGTGCGCTATGAGTATTAAATACATTAACAATTCAAAAGCACAGCTAAAAAAGTTAGAGCAAAGCAAAAATACTAGACTTAGACCTATACATTTGCAAGAGCGTAGAGATAACATTCAAGAGATAGAACATTTATTTATTAATCAGCTATGAAAGACACGATATACCAGATAGTAATTAGATGTATTGTTGTAGCATACTTTTACCTAATTGTGATTAACTAATTATGTATGCAGTAGTAAAGGAAAACAAAACTCACTTTCGCATGATTAACTCGTTCCAATTAAGAACGAGGAAATCTGCGAATGAGTTAAAACGTACATACTCAAACAGTTTTGAACTAAAAGTAATAAAGCTAGACAAAAATCCTTACCCATTAGGAGCGATAACAATTAGTAATTTAAAAGCACCAATTAAAAATTTCATTCAAGAATATAAACCAAAACCAAGTAAAATGAACGTAAAAATAGAAATAATTAGCGGTTCAAGCAAAGTAAAAGCAAGAAGAACCGATGGAAGCGAAAGTATGTTATGTAGAGATTTACAACACGCTGTAAAATACTGCAACGAACATGATTTTACAGTAGTAAACAAAGACCAAATAGGAATGTTTTTTAGCAGACAATTAAGAAAATAGGTTAAAAAAGATTAATTAGGAATATTGCAATATGTATTTATATTTGCAATAGGATAACGGTTTACAGATTGCCGAAGGTGGCGAAATCGAAGCACTAAAATTGATATAAAAACAAATGTTTAATCGAAGCACTAAAGAAAAAAAAGAAAAAAAGAGGGATGGAAATAAATAAAATATACAACGAAGATTGCTTACTAACTATGAAAAGATTAGATGGTAAAGTAAATGCAGTAATTACTTCACCGCCTTATAATATCATAAGACCAAACTCAACTGATAGAGGTTACGATATTTATAAAGACGATAAAACAAACGATGAGTATATTGATTGGACTTTAGATATTTTTAAAGGATATAATAAAATTTTAGAGCCAAATGGAGTTGTTTTATACAATATGAGTTATGGAACTGAAAACACTATTTTAATGAGTTTGGTTATTGCTGATTTGATAAGAAAAAGTGATTTTACTTTAGCTGATATTATTGTATGGAAAAAGCAAATGGCAACACCAAATAACGTATCACATAACAAAATGACAAGGATAGTTGAATACATTTATGTTTTTTGCAGAAAAGACGAATTTTATACTTTTAACTGCAATAAGCAAAAGTTGAAAGAAAGAGAAACGGGACAAGCTATTTATGAAAATGTATTTAACTTTATTACTGCCAAAAATAATGATAATTCAACCGACTTAAATAAAGCAACCTACTCAACCGAATTGGTTAGAAAGCTATTGTTACTTTATACAAAAGAAAATGATTTAATTTATGATAGTTTTATGGGAACTGGCACAACTGCCAATGCTTGTATTATTGAAAAACGAAATTATTTAGGAAGTGAATTATCAGAAGAACAATGTAAATATGCAGAAAAACGACTTAATATTAGAATATCTCAACCACAATTATTTTAAAAGTGCGGTGGGCTTTTTTTCTTTTTTTCTTCCACAAATGTTGAAACGAAGAACGTCTGCCCTATTGCCTATAACGGTTGGGTATTTGTGTCAGGTTTTGCCTTGCACAATGCTCAATTCAGAGGACAAAAGTTAATGGCAAAACTTGCACAAATACCGTGTTATGCGTAGTGCGGTTAATTTTAGATAAACTTGATATGGAAACGGAAACCTTTTTTATTAAAACTTTTTAGAGCGGTGGCAAATATTTTTAAAAAAAATAAAACTTACTTAGGTGATTGTATGGAATTAATGCCACAAATGGAAAGCGGAATGTTTGATATGATACTTTGTGATTTACCTTACGGAACAACTGCCTGTAAATGGGACACAATAATACCATTTGAACAACTATGGAAGGAATACGAAAGGTTGATAAAGCCAAATGGAGCAATAGTATTAACTGCCTCACAACCATTTTCAAGTGCTTTGGTAATGAGTAATCCTAAACTTTTTAAATACGAATGGATTTGGAGAAAAAATACAGGGACAGGATTTGCTACTGCAAAGTATCAACCATTGAGATACCACGAAAGCATACTGGTTTTTGCAAAAGGTAAAACAAACTACAATCCAATACCGACTGAACGATTTAGTGAGGCAAGTAAAAAGATGTGCAAAAAGCCTGTGCGTGGTGGTGGCAAAAAAACAAGTAGTCATATATCAATGGAAATTGTAAAGGTGCAATACAATAGCGAAACTAAAAACCCTGAAAGCGTTTTAGAATTTAAAAGCGTTCCAAATGAAGGAGGACACAAATTGCACCCGACACAAAAGCCGATTGAATTATTTGAATACCTAATCAAAACATATACGAATGAAAATGATTTGATATTGGATAACTGTGCAGGAAGTGGAACAACTGGCGAAGCGTGTTACAATACAGGCAGGAACTACATACAAATTGAAAAGGAACAAGATTATTTTTCTCTTATTTTAGGGAGGGAAAAAAGTTTTAATAAAAAAGATTATGAGAAGGAAAGTTTATTCGGAGGGCAAATGTAGCATTACGCATAACGATCCGCAGTTTTGCGAAGGTGGGGATTAGAAAGATAAAAGTTTGTTAAACCAAAAATGTTAATTAGATGCAGAAAAGTTTGTTTATAGATGAAAGCCCCACTTTTGCAAAGGTGCTGTTACCTGCTGGCACGGGTAATTTACTGGAACTTTTCGCAGGTAGTAGAAGTGTGGGGAAGGTTGGTGAAGAATTAGGGATGAAAGTTTTTAGTGTTGACTGGCAAATGTTTGAAGGGATTAATTTGGCTATTGATATTGGCGAAATGAAAAAAGAAGATGTGCCTTTTGTGCCTGATATTGTGTGGGCTTCACCTGATTGCACTACCTACACTATTGCAGCGATAAGCACACATAGAAACGGAACAGAACCTAAAAGCGATTATGCTAAAAAGTGCGATCATGTGAATAGGCATTTTATTGGACTGATACACGAATGGGAAAAGATAAACCCTAATATGGTTTACTTTATTGAGAATCCACGAGGGATGCTAAGAAAAATGCCGTTTATGCAGGAGTTAAAAAGGCACACAATATGGTATTGCCAATATGGAGATGATAGAGCAAAGCCAACTGATATTTGGACTAATAGCCAAACTTGGAAGCCGAGAAACATTTGCCACAATGGGAATAAAAACTGCCATCACCAACCTGCACCGAGAGGAAGCAAGACAGGAACGCAGGGGCGAAAAGGTAGTTATGAGAGATCTAAAATACCACGAGAATTATGTTTTGAAGCACTCAGTAGTGCTTGCAGGTAACGTTTTGCAGCTAACCGATAGTTTTTGCTTTTCGCAAAAATTTTGGTTAGGTGCTGTTATAAGCTGGCTGCGGTTGTTAATGGTAAAGCTCATTTGAAAACGAAAACCTTTTTTAATTAAAATTTTGAAGCGTGGAAATAGAAAAAATTAAAATATTAAACCTGTATTGTGGCATTGGTGGAAACCGAGAGCTTTGGGGTGATGAATACGAAATTACAGCCGTTGAAATTAATCCTAAAGTTGCTGCGGAATACCAAAGAAGATACCCGAATGATATTGTAATTGTAGCAGATGCACACGAATACTTATTGCTTAATTACAAGCGGTTTAATATCATTTGGACTTCACCACCTTGCCCAACTCATAGCCGAACAAATTATTTTACACAAGCAATAAGAAAAGTGCCTACATATCCAGATATGAAATTGTGGCAAGAAATTATATTCTTAAACCAATTTTTTAAAGGCTTATGGATGGTTGAAAATGTGATACCTTTTTACGAACCATTTTTGCCACAATACACACAAATTGGTAGGCACTTTATTTGGAGCAACTTTAAAATACCGAAAATTGAAATGCCTAAAAACGAAATAGGAACAATGATGAAAGAATATGTAGGAACTGGAAAACACGCCCACGACAAAAGTTTGGAAGATAGAAACGCTGTTAATTCGGAGTTAGGGCTTCACATTCTTAATTGTGCGGTGGGAAAAATTTTAATTAAAAAAGATTATGAGCAACACAGTTTGTTTGAAAACGGAATGTAGCAGCTTGCGTATAACTAGTCGATTGGCGCAACAAATGTATAAGAATGCAATATTTACAACATATAAATCTTGATACAATTATAATTGTATATGCTGGAATTAAAAATACAAATTTGGTTTTAAGTGATATTGGTATGATAAATTATGACAACGGAAAAATTTACAAAAAACAATTAAATAGCGGTTGCTATGGCTATTTTATAAACCGAAAATTTAAAGCCGAAAGCAAATTAGAAAAGTACCCATTAACTAAAATATTATTTATAAAAGAAAAATTACCCTTCTAAACAACAATCGTAGTATAATAAAAATTCTTTAAATCTATCATTCTCTCTTCGGAAGTATGGTAGATTTTTAGTTTAGTCTTATCCTCGTTAGTCCATATTCTCTCGCAATCATGGCAAAGAATAAATCTATTTAAAGGGTGATGATACAATGCACTATTAGCTGAACCTGCTATAATATGGCTTACATTTCTTCCACTAGGATTAATTATTTCAACACCACAGTTCTCACATGGGCATAACCCTTTGTTTCCCTCAATATGCCGAGCAATTTCTTGAACATAATAATCTTTATTAGCCACTATTCTACTCCTTTGTTTATCACTTACTTTTCTAATAGCCTTTTTTGGCTTGTTTTTGGCTCTCTCTTGGGCTTTGTGGTAATATTCTGTACGTTTACATACATCACAAGTTTTACTGCTTAAATGTGGTGTAAAATCGTTTTTACAATTGTTGCAAGTTTTTATTTTCATAATAGTATAAAAAAACTACCCTTGTGAGGTAGTTAATTGTTTTAAATTTGTTCCTAAAAATGTTCTATGTACTGAATCCCAAGTGTTATACCACTCATCTATCTTGCCCATATATTCTATGTCCTCTATATTTTTAAGACCACTTATAATACTTGAATGGTGTGGATGACATAATACTGTCTTTTTAAGAACTGGATTCCACGATTTTCTAAAAAATAATTTACATATTTCTGTAAGTTTTAAGCTAGAATATCTTTTTAGTAAAGTATAAAACATATATTTAGGGTAAACAATATTTCTAGTTCTAGTGTTATCATTCATCATGTTAAATGTTACTCCTGTTATTAATTCAATAGCATTTATTGCCCTTGTTATAACTTGCTCTGTTGTTTCTATTTTATCTTCTTCCTCCTCTTCAACATCTTCTGTTGAAATCTTCTTGTAGGAATGATAATTAGATGCAAATTTTATCATATCATTCTTTGTGTACAAAATATCTTTTTCTTTCTTTTCTTTGTTTATGGTAAATTGCTTACAATAATATTCTTCTACGTTCATAATTAATTGGCTCTTAAAATGTTTAATGGACTTAATCCTTTTTCTATTAATTTAAAATCTACTGCTTTTGCCGCTTCTCGTTCTGTCGTAAAGAACTTGTGCCATTTAAATTTAGCAATTTGTGCTTTGTAATATACTATTTTATCGTATTCAAACATGCTAACGTGTTTGTAAATAGATTTACCAACGTGTATTTTATCCTTGCGGTAATGAAGTACAGCTAATATCTCCTCTGTTGTCATCTTTACTTTAATAGTACCCATTAAATTCTTTGTCATAATTAACGTGTTTATATTGTTTTTTAGGTTTTCTAATTTTAGATTTTTTGATTGCTTTTAACTGTTCTTTGGACATCTTTTGATAAACATAGCCACGAGAAATATTAATTATCTCGCAGCTATGTTCTAAGGTATTCCCTTTTGATGTTAAAGCAATTAGACTTATGTATAAGTCTTCATTACTTATTGTCAACATCGGCTATAAACTCAAATGTTAAGTTTTCTTCACCACGTTTTACTTCCTCAATAATTAACTGCCAATTGTTTTTCTTGGCAATTTGAAGTATATGTTTAAGTCTTTCGTTGCCTAAGCTTTCGCCATGTTCAAGACATATCAGCCCTAAGTCTGGGTTCTGTGCCATTTTTAGTTTAAATCCTAACTCAATTATTTCAGAAGTAGCTAGTGAAGCAGTACTTACAGGAACACCATTGTAAAGCAATTGGTCATCATTAAAGTATAATCCCTCTACTATTGGGTTCATATCTTTGATAGCATCTTGAAGTGATTGTCTGCCAGTTTCTATTAACACAGTTAAATCGCCAACTTCTTCTTCTAACTTCTCTAACTTAGCTATCTTACGTTTTTGTTCGGCAGCTTGTTCTGCTCTCTTATTATGTTCACTTATTGTGTTAAACTTAGCAGTAATAGTTGTTACATCTATCTTAGGGTTATTAGGAATCCACTTAGAAGCTAACTCATCTGATTGTTTAGCAGCATAAATTTT